GTATTTTCTATATCTCTATAGATATCTCTATAATTTATATTTCTATATCTCTATAGATATCTCTATAATTTATATTTCTATATCTCTATATCTATTTCTCTATCTTAATATATCCAGAAGTATCTTATAGATATTGGATTTTAGATAGCTGTTTACATGGTATCTCTATGTCTATTAAGTACCTTCAGGTATTTTTTTCACTTTTTCTAAAAGACCTGAAAAAATACTTAACAGCTGCGATTCTTATGCAGGTCGTCACCCTTCTGGGGTAACTTCCTGGTTTTATCGCAAGAAATGCTTTTAATCTATCTTATAGGCAACCTAAGAAAGGGGTTAGGCGTTTGAGTCTACCGTCTTAGCGCATGTCTGGAATTTCCCACGGCTACATCGCCTCGTGTACACTACCTCAAACGTTCGGTTACATGTACACGATTTCTAGGCGATTCCAGGCGAACGGTACAGAGTTTTTGATTCCGTCATGAATAACAGAGACTAGGTTGATTAATTAAAAATAACTACTAGCAGTCACTCTGGCTGCAATTCTCTGTTATCTGAGACAGCGCTATCCGAGACACTCCGCGAATGAAAACTCGGCTACATACACCGCCAGACCGCCCGTAGACCCGTCCCCTACAATCTGAGTAGTAGGTGGCACTCGCCGCGACAGGCTGCGAACTCTCACCTCCTGATCTGCTGCGTCAGGAAGCCTTTGCCAGCTCACTGTGGCCCAAAGAAGTAGAATAATTGAGGGAGAATGAGGTCTAGTAGCATTCACCAGTCGTACGACTATTCTCGCTGAATGACCTCTTTATCTCCTCATCATCTCTATATGGAATGTTACATCAGATAGAAGTAACGGTCAATAGTTACTTCTCGAATTTACTCCTGGGATTACTATCTTTCAGAGCATTAGCTGCTTTCTTAGCAATCTTTATTGCAGCATAGATATCTCTTTCATATTTAATGGGTATAGGTAACGCTTCTGGATTATTTTGCACTGCTGGAGAAGTATCTAGTAACAGAATCCTTCTCTTCAAGCAAGCACGTTTAAGACAGAGATAACTGTATTTAAGAATAAAGTTTGGTTTATTTGTAATACTTTCTGTTGCTAGAATTAAAGTAGACTTAGCCTTCTTATGTTTAGTCTTTATCTGCCTTACGGTTCTAGATATCCAATTTCTTATGCCTTCTTTTATTATCTTCTTCGTTTTGTTTATCTTATCTATTAACTTTAAATAACCCCTTGAATCCTTCTGCTTATTTCTAAGCTTTCGCTTTAATCGGCATAATCTTGCTATATTTAGCTTTACACCAAAATCTAATTCAAATACTTCATTAGCAGATGTTACTATTGTCCTATTAACTCCTAGATCTATTCCGATTATTGTTGGATTTCGTATCTTAGCCAGAAAATCTGGTTGATATGCGATTAGTTGAGTTATTACTCTAGAGTTAACTCTTTTTACCATCAATTTAAAGTACTTTATCTTCCTTGCAGCGCCATATAGCTTATTACTAACAAAACTACCAACTCCTCCTACATTGAATCTATCTCCTACCCTTACCACAGAGAAATAATCCATTTCTTTATCTTCTTCACATAGTTTAGCTTCTAATATATCTATGAATTCGGGGTCAATATCGACTCTGAAGGTGTTGAACATAGTTTCATTTTAACCTTCTGTAAGACATCCTTGTTCCAACAGATTTTACACTTATGGCAGGTCATATTTTTATTGATTCCATTCTCTTTAGGACATACTATTGCCGAGTTTATTTTCTTAATTCTATTCTTCTTTACTAAGAAAGCTACTGTCGCATTTACTTCACTGCAAATAAAGCTTTCTCCTAAATCGTTCAGCATTACCGCGACATTACTGAATGTAGCTGCTAAGTTGTTGTTCCATTTCTTATAGTTATCTATATCTATAGAACACCAAAGGATCATATTACTGAGGCTATTTAGTACTTTTAAATAAGATAGTAAGTACTCTTTCTCCCATACCCGTGTATAAGTGAAGAACTTGGTATTGGGACAAGCACAGATAATATCAATCCATTTCTTCACGTATTTATCGGAATAGAAATCTCCAGAGGTATGTATTCTAAGTACTTTAGGCTTTATATTCTGAATAATTGAAATCATTTGTATAGAAAATGAATCTGATAAAGATGAAATATAATTATTTTTATGAACTTTTTGTATTACTTCTAGTTTATAGAAATGTTTCTTTGCATAACAAGCTGCACTGCAAGACTTTGTAGCAGCAATACAAATTTCAGGATTAGCTGGAATAGACCAGTTATACAACTTACCTAATTTTGTATTGCCTTCCGTCAGTTTGGGAACGCAGGTCATGATACAAGTGTGAAGTAATTTAAGTTAAAATATCTATATAAATAGAAAGGGAGGCCTGGTAGATCCAGACCTCCCTTTCATTTTAGTTATTAACTATGGAAAACGACTACAGAACGATACTATACTCTGGTTCTGCTACACCAGCAAAATCTAGTAGATTAGCTAGGGCGAAACGTTTGATGTCATCTCCGTTTCCCCAGAGCATATCATTAAATCTAGCAGCATTCTTCTTTGCTACAGTCTTACCTCTTCTTTCCCTGTAATCTACATACTCATTCACAGCACACAGGGCTGACCAAGCAGTGAAACCAATACCATTGATTTTCTGCTTTGGGTCCTCTGTGAACAACTTAGTCAAGGCTTGTCTCTCACTAGTAATCCTATTTATAGTTCTCTTGTGAGCTTCACCGTCTCCATAAGGAATAGGCATTAACTTATCTAGAAAATCATTCCAATCATTCATATCAAACTTAACTCTACTTAATGTCCTGGCTACAGAAGTGTAAACCCTGAAGCCGTTATTACAGACTTCAATGGCATTCCTAGTCTTATTTAACTTTTCTGTAATATTTCCTCTGTGAGAAATAATCAGCTTATGTTCTGCTCCTGATAACGCAATTCGATAAGTATTGACGCATACTACCCTGATAGAGGTGGGGAAGATCTTAATACTGCCTCCACCGTGATTATTGCTGAATAGTAGGTATCTATTCAGATTATCTCCTTCTACAACTTCATCCTGCACTGATGGAATCTTAGCTAGTAATACTACTAGTTTACCGCCTGAGAGTGATATAGCGCTTTCGTATCTAATAGTACCTTCTTCGTTTAATGTATCTAGGAACTCGAATGCTTCTGTGTTTTGGAATTCTTTATATTTCTTAGACACGATACTGAGGGCATCCCCGGTATCTTCTCTAGTAAGGGCTAGAAAGCCTTTCACGGGCTTATACTGCCCGTCGTCGCCTAAGGTGAAGATAGGCTTCTTCTTGACAGTCCAATCCAGCCTAGCCGCTGTAATAGCCTCTTGAGAGGTCATATCATGGTCAAAGACAGTTCCTAGACCATGCCAAGCCGGCGTATTAGAGAAAGCAGCCTCTGCAACTCTATGCGTAATTGTAATTTCTGCAGGCATTGAAATACTCCAAACTCAGAAAGGACAAGCTACAGGCTCTAGATGGATACAGTCTTTACTATCTGCTAAGATTCTACTAACTAGATCTTTTATCACTATGTGTCTAGCATAAGATGTTCGTCCATATATCTTATGCGAATTTTCTTTATTCATATCTGCTAAATGCATTAGTCGTACAAAATCAAATAGATATTCTCTTTCACGTCCAGGACGGTAGTTTTTCTGTAAATGTTTGCAATATTTAGGTACAAATTTATTTACATCAATAAGAAATATTTTATTGTTTGTTGCAAAGGTAACATGTGAGATGTCATCAGTAGTTTTTACTATCCAACCTTCAAAAGGACGTTCTACTAGAAAATAGAATAAAGAATCTGGAAATTTCAAATGTGGTAGAACCGCAGTAAGTCTTTTAATAGGTAGATTATCTGCTCTCAACTTCCCTTTCTTCAAAAAGATATCATACGTCATTTTAGACATTGGGATGGAGCCTAGAAACCAAGTGATATGTTGGTCACCGTCTGATATTGGGGATACAAAATGATGAACATCTTCATTTTCTGTATATGGTTTACCATTTACTATAAAGAAGCCGTTACTAGTTATGTAGTTATTATCTAATAGATATCTCCTTACCTCAGCAGCAGCTTCATTTCTGTATAGAAGCACTCCATCCAGATAAAACGAACTAAAGCTAGTATCGTTCATCCTTGAGCAGATCCCAGGTTTTGGAGGAACATCGAATCTACCGACAGTTTTGACAATTCTTCAGAAATAAATTTGGCATAACCTTCTGGGGTTCTATTAACAAATCTGACTTTTCTATCCTCCCCAAGTACTGCTTCTAGATAGGAATCGTTAGTATGCGCCTCACAAACATGTACTTTGGCTTGAACAGCATTAGTATCTTTCTTGCACGGTAAATACATTTCCTTAAAAGAGAATGCTGCTAACTCAGTCCCTTTTTCATTTAATGCAACGATTAATTGGGATAAGATACTTTGCACCTTCTGAAATTCAGGTGAGGCAAATAGTGCCCGATTGAAGTCAATTCCATTGACTTTCGGTAAATCCTCGAATAGCTCGAAGTCTAAATGTGTGATGAGAATTGGCACATTGTTGTGATTACATAGTTTAACGAGAAGATCATCTCCGAGCATTCTTACCAGAACACCGTGCGTGAAGACGGGAATATTGTCCTGAATCTCAGGACCATAGGACGGTTGTTCCGAAAGGGTTATGATTTCAGTCACGGTGGCATTCCTTCCTTGTGTTGCACAGAATCGGGTACGAGAACTATGTCAATTAGATTTCTGTAAGTCACTAATTTACAGTTTTGTCTATAAATAACAATAGCCACCATTTCTGGTGGCTATTGTATGAAATCAATTTTCATTTCTGATTATTTATTAACTAGTGAAAATAGTTTAAGTAAAGCATGTGCCTTACTTAAACAGTCACCAGTTTCTATTTTATATGATAGATCTTTATCCTCTAATAGTATTTCTACCTTTCTATGAAGTGGAACTTTTTGAAACGTTTGGCCATACCTTTCAACGATGGCACTGTTTACATACACGACCTCTGAAGGAATGTTGAACTGTTTGGCCTGTAAAAACTCCTTTACCCACTCATTTACTAACAGTAACGGAAAACCGAACCTACTAACTAATCCGGAGAAAATCCTATGTGCGGTTTTAATTCCGATTCCGGTATCTATCAATTCTTCTAAGGTTAGCTTTGCTCGCTTCGCTATTTTTATTCCGCTACTTTCTAATATTGCTTCTCTATTGTTACTAGCTTCTAATTTATCTTCTATTTCTTCTAAATCTGTAGTAGTAACATCAGGCCTTATAAATATGGATATTTGTCTGGTAATAATATTTTCAGTTTCCGCTACTAGACACAATTGTAATAGGACGTCTTGTTCTGGATCAAGTCCAGTTGTTGATATAGCTACAGCCAGTGGCATTCTTATCTTCCTTGTTTCTTTACTATGTTCCCGTATAAAGCTAGCAATGCTGCCTCAGCAATATCATGGGTACCAAACGTTGTCCTAAATATAGTCTCTGCAAGAGCTTTTGACTTCTTTTTATCACTATCTACTTCTAATGCTTTCTTCCATGTTCTAGGACTGACTTTGATTACTTCAAAGTCTAATCCTTTTAGCAGGCCTTCAATGATCCCAGCAGCTTTTAAAAAATTCCCAGTACTACTAACGCCCTGGCCGGCCATTGGGTGTACATTCTCTATTACTGCTACAGAGACATTGAAAGCTTTCTTCAATGAAGTAAATAGTTTCTGTGTGCCTTCTACGTCTTGAACCTTCTTGTACTTATTCTTCTTTACCTTCTGTGCTCTAAATGGCAGCTTACCACATTCTATAAGCTCATTATTACCGTTTATTAAGGCGTATCCACCGTTAATACCTACATCAATTCCTAGAATCATTTTAAGGTCCTTTGTTGAGTATCATATCTGTCAAAGAATCTAGACTTTCTCTGACAGCATTTATTACTCTCAAACATAAATCTTTTACTTTTCTAAAAGCTCTATTAGTCTTTCTCATTATTGTTCTTGTAACTATTTGTTTATGATATTCATTTATTTGTCTAATGAATTCTTCTACCGCTAATGGAGGCTTATCCCCTAGACAATGAACATCTTTAATAGCAATATAAGTGGAATAGATTAGAGCTTTCCCAATATAACTAAGTACAGTATTTATTATCGCAGGATCGCAGTCCAGAAAGCCGCTCTCAAGGAGAGCTTCTTGATCTGTCTTTTCTAAGATGTTGGATACAGCTTTACCTAGCTTTTCTACAGCAGCTTCTAAATCCTCTATTGTAAAATCACTGAAAGTAAATTTACCAGCATCAATATCTTCCTCAAGGAAAGTCATAGCGGCAGTAATAATACCTACTCCACAATTAGCTAGATCTCTAGCAGGAGAGTAATATAGCCTATCAGGAACAGTTCCTTCCGTAGGTCTATACTGTAGCATAGTTTCAGTCTCCTAGGTATCTCTTCTATTCAAGGATTTAATTACATTGACTTTCTCATCCAGGAACATATTTTTGACAATGCAAGTATCTCCAAGCACAGTAAATTCTCCATATCCGAATTTACCTACTAGATCATATCCTGATCTAAACACAAGTTTATTCTTTTCGTTGAATCTCATACTGAAACCTAGTCTATACGCTAGAGCTTTCAAGAATTCTACTTTATTAGCTTTCTTATATACTACAGATCCGGCATGGGAACCTGTTAGTACTTTCATAGTCAATGTCATATCTTTGATATCAAAGCCTGTAATAACATAGAAAGCTTTCTGAGTCTGTTCACCGCCTCTTTTAGCTAATCTCGTATCTTCAGTGAGATCGAATAGATTACCAGTTATCAAATAAGCAATTTCTGTGATGTGAGACGGTAACAACTTTTCTCCTAGATAAGGCTCTAGGATTCCTCTAAATACATCTTCATCTAGCTGCTTTACAGCACTTTTCTGTTGCCCATGAAAAATATCATCAATGCTTTTGATAGTAATATCTAGCTTACTAGCTATGCTATTAGCAAGTTCTACTGTCAACGTCCGTCTATTACAGTCATCTAGACAAGATCTAATTAGTAATAGAATTTCTGTATATTTCTCTGCTAGATATTTCTCTCCAATGGAGGCTTTATTTTCAATAAGGATACTATTCATCTTGCTCGGCTTCTGTTGAGTAGTCGTCTTCTTCTTCGTAGTCTTCTTCGTCATCTCCAATGCCTCTATCTTCTGAATCATCTTCAGTCTTATCATCTTTTTGTGTTAATCTTTTCTCTATTCTTTCTCTAATTTTCTCCATTTCTACTATCATACCATAGAGTTCAGTTCTCAGGGTCTTAAGATTTTCTAATGTCTGATCTAATTTATTCAATACGGTTTCAATAACTGATTCCGTCTCATATTCTAGGACGGCTGTAACTTCTCCAAGTAAATCGAAGTCGTCCCAGGAATCCTCCTTTCTACTAAGTATATCGTTGCAAACTTTATTTATCTGATTTGTGAAATCATTAATAGAATCTACTTTCTTAACAGATTTACCAGGTTTGGTAGGTTTGTAATCAAGTTCTTTCTTGACTTCTTCTAAATCCTTTCCCTTTTGTAACTTATCAATAATTACTTTCTGTTCTGCTTCATCTCTTCTGGAAATGAATACTACTTCTTTCCAGGTTACTTTATCTTCGTCTTGCCCTAGGGTATCAATTACATTCAATTTGAATTCTTCTTCCGTCTTCCAAGTATCTACTACTTTAATCATTTCATACAAAGGATTCACGCTTTTGTAGCCAATAGCAATGGCTAATCTAGAAATCAGAGATTGTCCATAGAGGCTGGATTTCTCTTTGGCTCTTGTATAGATGTCATGAACATATTTGGCAATTTTATATCTACCAATCAGTTCTAATTTAGCTTCATTCAGAAGCATTTCTCTAAGATTTTCGTATATCTCTTTTTCTTCTTGATTGAATTGAGAAATGATACGTTCAGCTTCGGTGATTAAATCTACCATCTTTATATCTCCTATTATTGGAGTTCCACTAATACACAAGCGGCGTAAGAATCTATGTCTTCTATGACAGTCGTTGATACTAGATAAAGTATTTGCTTAACTGGAAGTCTTTTCTTAGCTATGTGTTTAACGCATTCATTGATAATCATTAATAACATAGTAAATGTATCCATTGTTTTATCTAATTCCTCTGGAATTTTCTTCTTATCCAAAGATTCTGTTGTAGCTGACATATATACTTTTGTGTAACCATCACTTTCTACAGTGGTTTTAATATTTCCTTCTTTAACTTTTACTTGGTTCTTTTTATCGGCCTCTAGATAGAAACATTTGTATTTAGAAATATTATTGTGAATATTGTTAGCTAGACTCTGTTCTATTCTTGTATATACGGTCACTAAATGTGGCCAGATACAAGCTATAGATTCATCTTCAAAGGCTTCGTCCCCTCCGATATACAAACCTAGATTTACAGGTTTATCGTTTTCTTTATTAATTTCGTAGAAGAGAACTATTTCTTTGGCATCCAACTTAGACTCTTTTATCGCTTTAAAGAATAAAACTATTAAATCTAAATATTTATCTTTTGAATTGATAAATAGGTGTTTCAGTACAGGTACTAAAACAGGAAATCCGGAATTCTTCAGTAATCTAATTCCAGAATCTGAATCAACATGATCTAAGACTTTATGTACCTGACAGTCATTAGAACTGATGCCTACATAATTTGTATTTTCATCGACTGTAATAGTATTGATCATTAATGTCTTATTTCCAAAGAGTTCTAATTTAAATAATGTCATTAGTAATTTCTCCTAAGAATAATCTGCTAGGAGATAGTTGATGAATCTCTTTAATGTAACGATAGCTACATCTTCGTCAAATACTTTAGTTACATAGTTCTTCAATAAAATAAATGGAGGGCCCATATTATAAGCAGTTATGTAATCCGAGATCATACAGAAATTATTTAGCCCTCTAATTCTAGTTATTACTATTGCATGCTTCTGTGTGAGTTGTGACTTAATTTTCTTATCTATTTCCTTTAATACGTTCTCCCAATATTTATTACTTCTTAGAGCTTTCAGTAAAACTAGATTGGTATCTAAAGAAAAAACATCCCTACAGGCGGCGAGCTGTAGGGATGTCTTATTAAGCTTCTTTCTAGATAACCTCCTAATGTATGCGTCTACCTCTCCATCGTAGTTTTCTCCTCCGAAAACATCCTGTAATTGGAACAGACTCATTTCTGAAACTCCTTCTCGGATCCTCCTTCTTTGGACGAGAAGACATTTCCTTACGAACACGTTTAGTACATTGTTTGTGTGTAATTGCAGGTTTAGGACTATTCTTAAATTTAATATCGTGTACGAGCTTATTTTTACTCTGAACAGTAACTTTACTCTCAGGAGTAATCTTTACCACTTCAATTTTATTTGAAGGGATGTTTTTAGTTACTTGAATTTTATTTCCAGGAGTAATTTTTATTACATTGATTTCTTTATCTGTATTCTGTATTTGTGGATTATGTCCTTCTCGTATTATTTTTTCTGGACAGACAGGATTGCAAATATCTACTAACAATTTAACTATTTCACGAAACATGGTTATATCTCCGAGATTTTAAGTTCGTGTCGATAACTTCTCCTCCTTGGACTTGTGAAAACAGAACTAGTTTTCAATCCTTTTTATTCTTCATTTGCTTCATCTGCTTCTACTTTAACATCCTCCTTGCTGTTGGTCTCCTTGACAGCTACGTTTTTAGGTTCTATGAACGTAGCTTTTCTAATCATCAGCACCTTGTATAACTCCTCAAGGAGCTGCTGATTAGACTCGATCATTTTTCCCAATTCCTCCGCTGATATAGCACTTTCTCTAGATACTCCTAACTCCTTACAGAAGTATCTTATTCCCTTACTACCAGCGGATCTACTCTCTATATTTATTACAGATCTAATTTTATTTAATAATTTATCTTTAATTCTGATATTAAACCCGGCACCTTCATGAAGCATTTTCACAGTAGCTGTATTCCATAAGAATCTAGCTACTAGAATAGTTTCATGAATGCCTGCTTGCTTTATGACAAACGGAACAATAATAGAATTCTTTTCAGGACCAAATCTGTTTTTAGTAACCGTTATTCTCAATGCAGATTCATAACTATCTGATTTAAGTTCTGGTGCCTTCTCTTTATGCATTTCTAAAATCAGTTGAGCATGATACGTCAATGCTCTACCGCCTGGGATATATTTCTCAGGTCCACCATATGGATTTATAGATTCTTTAATATGATTTGTTGCTAGTAACGTAAAAGGATAATTTAGTAGGATAGAATTCTTGTGTTTCAGAAAACCAGATAGTAATTTAGCCTCTAGAGGATAGCTAGATAGTGTGTTTACATCTTCTTCTAATTTATTGCTAGTTTTCTTAGACTCAGAACCAATTATAGAATCAATGATAAAACAGACAGGAGCATGTACTCCAGCATTTATTGCTTGCTTAAATTTTGGAACTACTCTTCTTATTAAAGCATCTATCCAATCTTCCATAAATTGATATTCTTTAGCAAAGATAGCTTGTCCTAGTACAGCTTGATGTAGGGTAGAAGAAGCACCTTCAGTATCGAATAATACTGCTTCTCCTCCCATTTCTAGATGCCATTTAGCAATTTCTAGACATAGTGTAGATTTATATGAAGCATGAGGTCCAGTAACTAATATGAATTTGCTTAATGGTAAACCTTCATATTGAATTAAATATCTGAATGCTAATGATGGAACCTTAATACAAAGTGTGTTGCTACCATACTGTTCTAATACACCTTCATTACATAATTCTTCCTTAATTTCTTCTAATGCTGACTTAAACAGACTGCTCATACGGAGACCCTAAAGTAGCACAAAGTAACGCTAAACAGACAATTAGTGGTCAGGACGGGACTCGAACCCGTACGACCATTTCTGGTCATCGGATTTTAAGTCCGATGTGTCTGCCGATTCCACCACCTGACCAGAATGCCTGCCATTTATTGGCAGGCGGTATTAGTTTATTACTGTCCTTTATTTCTCTTGGCTCTAATAGCTTTAATTAGTGATTCAATATCTTCATCCTCTTCTTCTACTATATCTTTCTTACTGTTGATATCCTCTGCTTCAAACGGTACTTCGTCTTCATCGTCATCTTCTAATAATTGGTTAGAAATCTTATTCAATAGAGACTTACCAGATTCTTTCTTTGGCTGTTCTTGTACTACAGCCTTTTGTGTGAAAGTAACGCTATCTAGATCATCCTTGACTTCTTGCTTTACTTGTGGCGTTCTCTGTTCCTCTACTCTAGCCACTTTTTCCGAAACAGGGATAGTAGAATCAATGGGAACAGAGGTGATACCTAGCTCCTTAGTTGCTTCTTTAATTACCCTATTGGGTAAATCGAAAGAATCAGCAAGAGCACAGTAAAGATAGATACTAGGAATATTGCACCAAAGAATAATATTGAGTTGCTCCTCAGGAGAAAGAAGGATAAATGTCTTTGACCATTTCGTAGTTTTAGACGTAATATCAAAATCTTTTGGTAGATTTGGTAAATGCTGATCGTATTTACTCAATACCCTTACTTCATACTGGGTTAGCCCAGGTTTACCGCTGGTAGGATACCAGCTTTTATCTGTACCGTGTCTTACAACACGGATAAAAGCACCTTCTTCTCCAGTTACATCTACAATATGACCTCCTGTTTCTTTAATATTAGACTCAACTTCTTGACTAGCTGATGATGGTAATAAAACTATAGGGACGGCAGGAAGGTGTGGTTCTAGTCCACACATTGGTTCATACAATTTAGACTTATGAACCAGGACTAATGACTGAATAGCAGTCATTTGCTTTACTTTAACAGAAGTCCTGGTATCTATTTCTAGTCTCTTATAGATCTTCGGATCAAGTAAAGCCTTCTTGTGTTCAGCTTCCTCGGTTTTACCTAGGGCATACAGCATTTTGACTTTACTATACTTACTGAAAAATGTATGCAGTGCCCAGGCTGGAGAGTCTTCTCGTACGGAGAAGTCTTCTAACCTATGCCTTACTACAAAGTTAGCAAAGCGTTCTCCTGCTACTTCTGCTACGTCAAATCCAGAACCAAACCAATTACCAATGTCTCCGTCAAGCTCTAAGCTAGTGATCTGATCGTTTTCATCTACTATTGGAAGAGGTCTAAACACTAAAGCTGTAAAATCCCAAGTTGGTTTAAATAGATATCTTCTAGTACCATTTACTGGAGCTAGAATAAAGGATTCAAAGTTACCACCACGACCCCTCATTAGAGGGTTGTCACTAATCTTAAGCTCTCTCACAGCACACTCCTGTCTAGCAAAAGTCACTTCAGAATCTTAGACACCATGTCTAGATGATACTCTTTGTCTGACATCGCTTGCCCATAGATATTCCATTGCTTGAAAGTTACTTTCTTAGCTATCTCTGGAATTAATTCATTAGCTACTAATTCAGCATACTCTGACTTAACTTCTATTAATAATGCATCATGTAATGGTAGCAATATTCTAAGTTGTAATTCATCCTCCTTAAATTCTTTAACTGCTATTTTCTGTAGATAAAACGTGAATAGATTTAAGCAATCTGCAACCATTGATTGGAAGGGATAATTTAGAGATTCTCTCTGATACTTATGTAAAGTCTCCTCATCATAAGCTTTTCGGAAATGTTTAATTCTACCAAAATAATTGATTTGATATCCAGGATGTATCGGAACATTCATTAGTACTTCTTGTAGATCAGCAATTTTTGGATAGCTTTCCATAATAATATCTTTTAATTTGATAGCATCATCTTCGTTGATTTCTATATGTTCTTCAGATTTAATTTGTTTACAAATAGTGGAAATTCCTCTCCCATAATTTATGCCGTAAATTAATGACTTTGCTATGGTTCTTAGATGAGCTTTACCTAACTTCTTTAATGCTTCTTTAGTTGGTGGACAATCCAACTTAAAAGCTTTGCAAGCTAGATTGGAATGAATATCGTAGTAATCTGGATGATTGTCTGGAAGAGCAGATCTTCTACAATGTTCTATTAGAAGGTCTTCCCCAGACATTACTCCTAGTACAAAAAGCTCTGCAGATGCAAAGTCGCATTCTACTAGGGAATACCCTTCCGCTGGAATAATGATTGATCTAAGGGTGGTGTCTATTTTACATAGATTCTTAAACTCTTCGTCTCTTCTTTTACTAAAATTTTGCATGTTAGGTCTGGAACTCCTACATCTACCAGTCTTTAATGTAGGAGAAACGAAAGACCTAACCCTACCGTCATCTTGAATAAAGCGTTCCCATTTTTCAGATAATGTATTTTTTATGGCATGATCTACTATTTTGATATTACTTATATCTTTAGCTAACTGACTACTGGCAGATAAAATTCCACAAGTCTCTTTATCTACACTTACTCCTACTAGTTTCTTAGTCTTTTCGTCTAGCGTATCCCAGCCTTTAAATCTTTTATTTAACGTTTTATCTGTTAGCTTGATTGGTTTTAGATTTTCTACTTGGGCTTCTGGAGGAAGAATACCTTCTACATCAAATTCTCTTCCATATAGAACTATTCTTAGGTGATCCATTTTTCGTGGATCGAAGGATGGCCATTTTATCTTCTCTCTAACTTCATCTACTAATCTGTTATAAGCTTTCTTAAAGTTAAGACGTAATTCATTCCATAAGTCTAAGCTGATGCGTACGCCATAGTACATCATATCTAGTATGGCGCAACACATCCTGCTAGTGCTAATGAAGGCACCCCAAGAATTAAGTTCCTTTTTATCTTTGTATAATAAATCTTTTAGAACATGATAGCTCTTTAACGTGTAGTAAACGTCTAAACCACCATATCTAACTAACATTTCTGTAGGTGCATTACCATAGCTTAAACCGTCTTGCTCCTTCTTATGCTGTTTTACCCAATCTACTATATCTTTATCCCAGCGCTCTGCTCCTACAGTTCTTTTTGCTATCTCGCATAGATCTAGACTCAATTCTTCATCCAGAGCAAGAGAAGCCATAGCAATGTCAAATACACCTACTTTTATATCTTTTAGTTTTACAACATCACTATATATAAATTCCTTTGGTAACTTAGAGAATTTTGGATATAGATCTATTCCAAATTTCCTTAACCAAACAGCGTCAGTATAGAAGAATGAGCCTGCCAGGGTAATACTTGGACATAGAAATATATCTTTCAATAGAGATCTTATTTCTTCTATCTCTATGTCTGTAAATAAAGGCTGTCCAGTTTCATCTGTTAAGAGTAGTACATAAGTACCATCATCAGTAGCTATTTGAATACTTCTTAAGAAAGCACCAGAACGTTCTATTTCTCCATTCCACTCGCAGTCTACAGCTATCGTCGTGTCTTTTCCTACTAATTCATTTCTAAGCTGTCTAAGTTTATCTATTGTAAGTAGTTCTATAGGAATTTCGTTATTTTCGTTGCTATTAGTGCTTACTTTAGTTTTCTCAATTTCTTCTAGAAATAAATCTAATTGAGCAATCTTAGAGAAAGTAGTAGTTAAGATATTACCTTCGCATATTTCACCGTCTGGTGTCTCGAATTTATAAGTAGAAATAGTACCTACTTTGAGATCGGTGTTCAGTAGTTTCTTAAGTAATAAAGTACAAGGGTTAGCATGAAAGTAGATAATCAATTTTGGTTTTAAGATATATATTTCATTAGCTACTAGCGGATAGCAGTCTTTAGTAAACTGTTTAATAGCTTTATCTGAATTAATTAGCAGCTTCCACCTAATGAAGTTCGCTAGGTAAATAGCGTGGTCTTTGTATTTCGTACTATTATTCTTCCAGTTAACTATCTTTTGCAGAGTATTGTAACCAACAGTCCCACAGAAGTTTATTTTGTATCTGTAATCTTCTTCACCTATATGCTTTCCTAATATCATTATCGTATTATCTGGATTCATTATGGGACCATATTGGTCAAAATCCTTAGGTTCTACAAATATCTTTTTATTGTAAAAATCAATATAATTATAGAGTTTTGGAGAATAGAAATGTCCAGGAACAATATATACATTGTCTTGAATATCTTGTTCGTAATAGTTTATTTGTAAATGTTTTACTGAATATAATGCTTTCTTGTAAAACTTATTTATTACAAGTAATAATTCTTCATCTGTAATATCTGGAATTATCTTTTTGAAATAATCAATTACAGATGTTCCTAAATAGTCTTTAAAGTAATCAATCCCATAATATTTGGACCTAGATTTAGTATAAGTCTTCATTGGTCGTGGAAGAAGGAATCAGGATCATCAGTTATTTCAGAGCTAAGGACAACGGCGTTAGTTAATCTCGATGCTAATTCTTTGGCTTCTGCCTCTGCATCTTTATCTAGTAATACAACCTTACGCTTCCAATTCTTTTCCAGTAGATCTATCTGTGTGCTAGAAGCGGTCTTTCCAAATAAACACACAGTATTTTCTTTACCAAGAGTTTCCGTCATTCGGAATACGTCAAACACTCCTTCGACTATGATCACAGAGGATCTATATTTTACAGCATTATCAAAGTTAAATAGAATTGTTTTTGTTTTCATTCCAGGCATATGAATATATTTAGGAGAGCTGTCATTTATAGTTCTAGCAGTCCAGCCTACCAGTTTCTCCTTAAAGTACACTGGAATAATAATCCTATTATTCAGGAAACCGTTTCTAGCATCTATATTTACATATAGATTATATTTTTGAGCTAAAGATTTAGGATCAAATCCTCGTTCTCTTATGTAGTTGTAAGCTAGCTCATATATTGTATTTACCAAAGAGATAGAGCCTTTGGGGATAAAGGCTTCCTTTAGTTCACTAATCTCTTCTGTATCTTGACACTTTATTATCTGTGTATTAGCTACTACGCAGGTAGTATTAAATGCAATTGCTTTGATTAACTTAAATCTTTTAGCTTTACTATTTATACAATTAGAGTTGTAACAAACAGCAGGGTATACTTTATATTTACCTACCTGCATTCCCCAGATATGGCTGATCCACAACCTGGATCTTTTATCCCCGCAGAAGGGGCAGTCTACAGAATAACACTCGCCCCAATCTATGATATCTATTTTGTTACTGATAGTTCTGTAGACAGCTTTGTCACCTTGCCTATGGATTTTGATATTATGGAATAAATTTGACAATTTATTGTATAACTGGGCATTCAGTACTTTAGAAGTATTTCTTTCTGATATCGTCATATTTGTCTCTAGCCTCTTCTTCTCTTTCTGCTAAGAAATCTTCTCTGCTGACAAAGTAACCAGTAGCAGAATCAATAATAACATCATTAGACAGGTCGATAAACTCATTGAAGTTGCCGTTGAGTTGAAGGACAGAGCCATCTGGTTTCTTATTTCTACGAGTTTTAGTAATATCCATTCTACATCTAGAATCTTTATCTAGAGTACCTAAAGTAATACAGTGCATAGCAGATACAGCAATGCTCTTACAACCTTCTGCGTCGCTGTGATGCACTTGTTTGTTAGGTGATAGTTTGTTTACAGCACCAGCCAATTGATGTACTAATATTACTGGAGCATCAAAGTTCTTACATAGTTTCCTATAAGCAGTATCTGGAGCATCTTTAAGAATACGGATATACTCGTCTTTAGAATTTCTAACATTAGTAGAATAAAGATATCTATTAGCCATTACCCCTAACCAATCTATCAAGATAAGACGAATCTTGTCTTGCTTCATTGTCTTTAATACGGCCAAGATTTCATCGAAGCCGCCGCAACCTAGAGAAGGTTGCCCTGATCTACCAGAGAAATCTAAGACTGTCAGATATTTATCTATCCATTTAATAGAGTGATATCTTTCATACTCTGGTGCATAATCTCTATTTATCAGATGCTCGTAACCTGGCGCTGGATTAACTCTATCTAGCTGCTCTTCAGGATTTGTAATCTTAAGTAATCTAGATCTAGGAATTCTTGCTAGATTTGCAATGACTCTTTCTGCAATCTTAGATTTGTCATCTTCGTACGTTACATAAACAACTTTGCCTTCTAGATTATTTGCATATGCGTATTTAGCACAGCTACAAGCTATTTGTACGGAGAGAGTAGTTTTACCTACGCCAGAAGGACCTAATAACAGCGTTACCTCATTAGGTAATAGACCCCCATTGAATTTGTCATCTAGGAACGGAATTCCTAGAGTAACTATATTCTCTATAGACTCATGTCTCTCTTCATAAGACTTGAATATAGATTCAGTAGAATCTTCTACGAATCTGAGACTATTTATTTCTTCAAGAGCTTTATCTAAAGCTGGAACTACTTTATTTACATCTTCACTTAGTTTCTGTGGTAGTGGTTCTACAACTTTTCTATGCACTAGCCACTCTAAAGCTAGTTCTCTGGCAAATTTCTCAGAAACTTCATCATTCTCAAAATATTCTAGAAATTCTTTCAGATTATTCTCATCATAGTTTATTTCATCTTTGAGCAGTAATCTAATAGTATTAGTCTTCAGAGTAAGAGCATCCGGCAGTGAGTCTGTAGTTTCATAGTAATCTACTAATGCTTTCCAGATGTATTCTTCAAGTATTTCGGCAATAGTGAAGCATTTGTCATTTATCCTAGACTTTAATTCCAGGAGTAACTTTTCGTTCTTGGCCGCAGCAATGATAACATACTGAATTATCTCCCTACTTATCCTTACCACGGACAAAATCCTTTCTTTTCGTTGTCTTTTCTTTAATATCTTTGCTTAGGATAATATCCGTCATATCTATTTTGCCTTTATTTTTCTTGACACAGAAATTTATTATCATCTTTTTCCATTGCTGAATCATATAAACCTCCATTATCGTCTTTAATATTAAGAATGTGATCTATCTTATTCAGAATTATTTTACCTATTTCTGTCTTGTGATAAGCAAGAGGCCACAACTTGTATTGTAACATAGACTGCCTTATTAAGGATTTAGGAAGTGCTTTATTCGTGTAAGTGAATAACAGGTAAAGTCTTACGATAGGATTCTCCACTTGTTTAGCTGCTAAGACGAATCTGACCTCCTCGTTTTGTAACAAGGATATAGGAGGGGTCGTACAATCTACACTGAATTTGTGGAGGCAGGAAATAATATTATTGGAAAATTGGTTAAGCCTTGTAGCTAAACGACTTACGTAATCTTTTAGAACCTTATCACTTAATAGCATATTCAAATAAGGTTGTCTGAATACAACAAATCCTGCTCTTACATAACCTTCATAATCAGAAATATCATTTTCTTCTAACTTCTTTACTATTTTCAGTGCAGTATTATGACTTCTGGTATCAACAGCTTTTATAGTCCTTTGATATTGATAGACATTAGCTGCATTTCCTTTGCTTAGAGCTGTGTAAAGATAGAAGGATTCTTTAAGTCTGAAAGCTTTGTAATCGGATGCAGTAATGCATCGCATTGTATCCATCCCAATTGTTTGTAAATTCTAAATCTACTAAGTGACCTATTATATAACTTAGTGTCAAAGATATCAGCAAAATCTACTACTATTCCTACTTCCTTATCTGTCAATTTAGGGATACGAGAAACTCTTCCTGGTACCTGAGTACTTATAGTACCGCTAGCTCTAGCATCTGCTCTAACTAGTACATCTAAATCATCAAAGCTTACACCTGTTGACCACACGTCTGTGGCTATTACACCCATCAACTTCCTAGATTTAAAGTCATCGTATAATTCGCTCCTCCCTGCTACATTTAAGCTATCTACTGGCAATCCTTGAGCTTTGAATCTCTTTATCTTGGTAGCAGATACAGCCCCTGTGCAGAGAGTAAATCTAGGCAGTAACGCTTTAAGTCTGAGAGCGTGTTCTACTGTTTCAGTAATTATGAGTACTTGCTTACCCTGGTTCAAATACTCATCCGCTACTTGAGCTATCTTACGATTCCTGTTTATGTTATTCCAAATGAATATTTTCTTATAGATAGCTTCATGTTTTATGTTACTATACTTCTGATGATAACTTACAGGAATCCACCTTATGACTATAGGAACTACGCTTTTAACTGATACATTATCGTTATAAGTGGATTCATAGATAACTTTTCCGAATACTCCCTCTAGAACGAATCCTTCGTTATCAAATCGAGTGAAAGGAGTGGCAGAGAATCCGAAGATATTGGCTTTCTTATATCTTAGAAGATAAGAAAGATATCTATCAGTAGCCAGCTCATGGCATTCATCTACTAAGACAAGATTTGCGTCATAGTCAGAATGACCAAGGCTGCCAGCGGTATAGATAGTAACCCTTTGTTTATGCTTTTTACCAGAAGTTACTAATCCTACAGGAATGCAGAAGTTCTTGCAATCCTTATAAATAGCCTGGGCAATGTCCTTCCTCTTGACTACTATGTCAATTTTAGCAGAGCTAGCCAATCTGGCAAGGACTGGAAACAAGAAAGATTTGCCGAAGCCTACAGGCGCTTTAATTATTCCTCGTCGATTTGTTAATATCTGTTTAAGACACTGAATTTGCTTTCCTCTGAGAGTGATATTCCCTAACAGGGATTCATCTGTATATTCTGCAACGCAGTCATGGAAATCTCCTTGTTTTTGATATTCATATTTAATGTTATTTCTTTCAAATAATGCCTTAATTCTATCTAGGAAACCACTTGGAGTTACTATTATCTTTTCATTTTTAACATCTATTTCTTCATAGCACGTTTTCCTTAACATAACCATATGTGCATAATTCACATCGTATTGCTTATGCACATATGAAAGCTCTTTGTAAATTAGGGAATCGTACTGTTTATGGTCTTTAATGAAAAGATAGTTTCCTCTGTCTACTAAGAGCACTTTTGTTTCGACCATAAGATGTACTCCTTAGCAGCCGCGTCGTCTAAAATTCTAGTAGGTTCGAATAGCCTATCATAACAGTGGGCGTAGACAGAATCTATCCATAGGTATGCTAGAATAGATAAGAATTTCTTTGAAGTTTTAAAGTCGGCGCTAGCTTCACTATGCGTCTTTGTAAGACAAGAATACCAATATCTCCAGAGAAATAGCTTTGGATCTGAAATATCTATATCTTTTTCACATGCTTTTATACTTTCTGCTATGTTTAGTTCTTTCCAGGTACTTCTAAGCGTGTCTATTCTATCATAAAGTTTATCATTATAGTCATCTTTCTTAACTCCGTAACCAAAATATCGTTCTAGCTTACTTATTTTATGCTCCGGATAAAAGAACCAGCGTACGTCGAGAATTAGGCTATAAAGTTTGTATAAATGGGGGAGGCTGAGGAATGGAAAGAATTGCAATTTCTGAGTAAGTTCCCAATTGAATAAGGTATTAGTAATTACGAGGGGATATTCTAGATTAGAGATAGAACCATTCTCTAGCTGATATCTCAAACGATAAATAGAAGAATCTACATCAGTCACTTGCCTAAATCCTCCACGGGAGGTAGGTATGACTTTACTCAGATTTCTTACCCTATTAAATAGTTTGAGAAGGGTATTACCTTGCCATAACGTCGGTGCAGATACTTTAACGGTTATCTTTCTATCAAATTCACTAATAATAGAAAATGCTTGGTAGATTCCATTAGTATAGATAAACTCTGGCTTTGCAGCATAAATATCTGCAAATGTTATAGGCTTACCTGGATAGCCATAAATGTTTTTCCCAGTGTTGAACACAAAGAACTTCTTGGATGTGCTGTGCATACTCACGCCTGCAGACTTAGGACATCAATTACGGAATCTGCTCCGGAGACCAGCCTTTCTTCATGAGAGGTACAGATGAACTGATATTCATCAGACATCACCTTCGCTACTTCGCGAAAGAATTCTGGTAACAGAGACACGCGATATTCATCTAGTCCAAGAGTAGGTTCGTCTAAGAGAATGAAGCCAGAATTAGTATCTGCTAATATAGAGAAGTTGAAGCTGAGGCAAAGCATCAACTGCTCACCAAAAGATAATGATTTTTCTGTTAGTATTTTACCATCGTGGAATTTAGTTAGGACTTCCATAAGAGGAGAGAATTCTATTCTATAGTTAGCTTGTAAGACAGATAAATATCTATTTATCCTTGATTCTAACTTCTTGGTAAAAGAGGTAGTTGCGTTTGCTATAAACTGTTCGGAAGAGAATATCCTTCTGACCTCTTTGATAATTTCCAGCTTTTTCTCTTTATCCTTAAATTCCTTTAATTTATCCCTTTCCTTTATCTTGCTATTTAATAACTCTGTAACAGATTTCCTTTCAAATAGAATTTCTCTTTCCTGCTCTAGTAATTTTAATTTCTCTTCCTCTTTTTCCCTACGAATATATTTCTTTCCTTTAGTTTTATCTGTTATATCAGTTATACTTGCAGAGATATGATCTAATTCATTTTCTAGTTTCTTGATTTCATCTATTATCTTAGACTGCTGATTTACTATTTCTTCTGAGACGTCTTTCAGTAATAAAGATTTATTCTTATTTATTTCTTCTCTTATAAATTTGATTTTTGATTTGACTTCTTCTCTGAGAATTCCAGTATCTTTTGTGGCTGCTAGAATCTCCTTCTTTATCTTAATAATCAATTCATTATTTTCAGCTATCTCTTGCTCTACAGATTCTACAGTAGCTTTTGTTAAGTCAGTTTCATGGGTAGGAGTTTCGCATATTGGGCAAGCAGATAAATTATTGAGGATAGTTTGTAATTTTACCCTCAGAAATAAGTTCTTGTTCTCTAGCTCTTTAATAGAAATCTGTTCTGTCTTTTTAAGAATCTTCTGTCTTCTTCTGAATACAGAAAGAGCGTCTTGTCTTAATTTCTTGATGGTAGCTGTTGCTTGTAAATGATTAGAAATCTGTTCTTCTGTTAGAATCAATTTCTTTTTAAAATCCTCCTTTTTATTTATTACTTCTCCCTCTTTATCAGTTAGTTCTTGCAGCATGCTCAATAACTGTTCTATCACCTTAGCTTCAGATATTTTATTGATTACCTCTTGTATCTCTTTTGTTATTTGTTCTGCAGTTTTATCTATACTAGGTATAGAATTCAATTTATTTGTTAATTCTTCTATCTCTTTTTCAATAGAATCTAAGTTTACTTCAGAGATAACCTTCTTCCAGGTATTTATAAATACACCTAGATTTTCACATAGAGATTTTATTTTTGATAAACCTAGAATGTTGAGTAGCCACTGTTTTCTTTCTCTAGGAGGACTATCAATAATAAATCGCAGCTTATCCTGAGTTACATATACATTAGATATATCTATTTTGTTATCAGAGCCTAAAAGTTCTAGAATAGCTGAATTAACCTTTTCCGCTCCTATAGCAATCAGGGATTTACCTTTTATTATGCTAGTTTTACCTGGTGTATCTAAAAATCTAGTTATTTTATATCTATCTCTATTTGAGACTAAAGTTAATTCAACTAAAGCGTCTTTAGCAGAGGACCCAATTCTATAGCATTTCTCTTTAACTGTTGGTAGGTTACCAGATAGAGCATAGAAGATACAATTTATAATATTTGTTTTACCAGATCCGTTTGGTCCAGTAATCAAATTAATCCCTGGAGTAAAATGTACTTCTGCATCTTCATATTGAAATAGATTAACAATTCTGAGACTTTCTAATGTCAGCATTAAAATACTCCTCGATAGCAGGCATTCCTCTGTCAATACAATTCAGACACAGATTTATTACTTCTTCATTGTCTGTACATTTCCTAATATTCTCTTCCAAAGAAAGAATGGATTTATCTTTGTTATTAACTTCTTCTTTGACAGTTTCTTCCTGAACGAAAGCTTGAGAAAAAAGAACCTGATCTGACAATTCTTTAATTAAAAATTGTAATTCTTTTGGATATTCAGATTTATCCATTCCAGTAAATCTAAGTTCAATTATGGGAACTTTTATTTCAGCAGGTAAATCTTTACAATTGTTAATGATTTCTTCTATCTGCTTCTGCAAGTTAAATGTGTCTGTTGCTTTATTTATCTCAAATCTAAATAGTTTTCTAGAAGGAATGCCTATTCTAGTTAATTCTTTACCATCAAAGAATAAGACAGATTTGTCTTCTACTTCTGAAATACTTTGTGGATACAATGTACCAGTAAAATGTAAGTTCTTAATAGATATAGGTTTATGATAATCTCCTGAGATAACTTCTTTAGCATCTATTAGACTAAGATTCAAAGTAGGCAAGAATGGTAATATCTCTTGCCATACTTGATGTGTTACTAAAAAATCTGCATTAGTAACTATCTTTTCCGTCGGTAGAGTATCTAGAATAGATAGTCCATATATTTTGAAACTATTAAATTCAATTAATATCTTATCCAGTAACTTTACATAGGGATCTATAGCAGATAATATAGGAACCTCGTTTTTGTCGTGTTGCCCTTCTACAAAGAATAACTTTATTTTAAGTGTTTTACACAACTCAATTACATTGGTTAACAACTGGATAGCGTGACCGCTAACTCTGTTAGTATCAAATATATCGCCAAGCAGAAAAACTGAATCTGGTTTAAGTTCTTTTAGTTTACGCGAGAATAAATTTATGGCTATTACTTGATCATTCTCTATAATCTTTCTAGCAATTACATTCTTAGGTTTATTTCGGATGTGCCAGTCTGCAGTGAATAAAAACATGGGAATGGTTTTTTAGCTAAAAGGGAGAAAAAGCCGCTGAACTTACTTCAGCGGCGTGTTCTGGCAGGCTGAATTTGTATTAATTAGCGCCTGCAAATATTTAGCTTCACGTACTGAATCTTATGACTAACTCTTATCTTTACGGTTTTACCGTTACATCTAACTTCTACTATTTTTCCATCATGTTCGCCTGGAACATAATAATTACCTTGTATAGTTACTTCCTGTAAAGAAGTAACACCTCTTACTACCATTGGTATTAGGGTAGTAAGAAATTGAGCTATTGAGCAAACTGCGAAAAGAGAAGCGCCTATCAATCCTAACTTATTATTATCTAACGCTTTACACTCTACGTGATATTCATTAGAATATTGTCTAGCTTTTGTATTATTAGAGATAATCCCTGATGTGATTTTATAAGTAGTTTTATCCACAATGAAACCCACAAGTAAAAATGATGATCTTGTACTAAAGGATTTCTTTAAGAAGCTAGAAGAACTTACTAGTAACCAGGCTAATTGTTCTTTAGAGCCGTTATTACCTATCTTCTTAAGGTTAAATGGACAACCATTTACATTAATTGATTATTTTCCATTATCTCCATTATTTAATAAGCACCTACAAAGAAAGATAGTAGTCAAAGCTGGTCGTCAGCTTGGTAAGTCTACATCTTTCTCTGCACTATCAGTACTTAGAGCTATGTCGATTCCTGGTCACAAAATAATGATTATCACTCCATTGAAGAGCCAGGCATCTAACCTAAGCAACAGCTACGTAAAACCTTTCATAAGAACTTCTCCTCTCTATCACAAATTGGTAGATTCTTCATGCGCTCAAGGTACTTTATTCAAGGATTTTACTAATCAATCTAGAATTGCTTTTAACTATTCTCATGACGACCCGTCTCGTATCCGTTCTTACACGAACGATGTGCTAATCATCGACGAAACGCAAGACTTTGATATAGATAATATTCCGGTTATCCTAGAGACCTTGAACGCTTCTCCTTGGCGTATTCAACTCTATACAGGCACTCCTTTGTCCTTTGATGGAACTCTAGAGAGCCTCTGGCAAGAGAGTTCTAAATGCGAATTCGTTATTAAATGCGAGCATTGTGGTTTCTGGAATATTCCAAACCTAGCTCATCACATAGAGAAGATGATAGGTCCATTAAATATTCACATTTCAGAAGAGTATCCTGCAGTTGTATGTGCTAAATGCCGGAAAAACATTAGTCCTAGAAGGACTGGAGAGTGGGTTGCAGAGAAGCCAGATCTAGTTACTAAATCTTTTGGTATTCATGTACCTCAGATAATAATGCCCATGCACTATGCAGACTATGATCGTTGGTCGGCTTTATTAGATAAGCAAAAAGGATTAGGTCCTACACCTAGATATCGTTTTGTTAACGAAGTACTAGGTGAGAGTTATGATGTTGCTGAAGCACTCATTGCAGAACATGAACTTAGAAATGCTTCAGTATTAGAGAAAGTCCGACCAGAAGACTTCTTAAACGTAAGGCATATGTATGATTATGTAGCTATGAGTGTAGACTGGGGTGGTGGTGGATTAAGTGGAGATAGCTTAACGGCTGTATCTATTTTAGGGCTTACTTCTGACGGTAAAATTCACGTCAGATATGGACTTAAATACAAGGATCAGACTCCAGAAACAGAATCTAGATTATTATTACATATGTACCAATTAATTATGCCATCTTTTTTATGCCATGATTACACAGGATCTGCAGGACACTTACGAGAAATTCTTTTGAGACAGTGGGGTATCGCTTCTTCTCAATTAGTACCAATATACCTTGTCGGATATTCTCCTAATTATTTGATAGTTCCTACTGTTTCTAGTCCCAGAAATAGAACTTATTATAAAGTAGATAAAACTAAATTGTTGCAAATAGTTTGTGCTTGCATACGAAGCAAAGATATTCTGTTCCATAAACCTGATGGAGAAGAAATAGACAGACCTCTAGTATATGACTTTCTGGATCTGGTAGAAGAAAGAACTCTAGGTAGAGGAGGTAAAGAAATCTATAAGATTACTAGAAGGAAAGGCGGTAAGGATGACTTTGCTCTTGCAACTGCTATAGGCGCAGTAAGCCTATGGCACATTTCTAAGACTTGGCCTTCATACGCCTTCTCTAACTTTGAGGATATAGAAGGTTCAGATCCAGAGGAAACAGAGGAAATCAATTAAACTGGAATCTCGTAATTTTTCTCTTTCTTGAGAATAGGCTTTATCCTCTTTTCACGTAATAATTCTTCCACTATCAAAGCCTGTTTCTCTGGTAGATTGGCTAACTTAGTCTTAAGCTTATGTCGAGATACAAAAGTATCATCTACTATGACATCTTCTAAGAATTCCATTCCATCTTTAATATCGTCTACTGTAATGTCAATGTCATTAAAGTTGTAGCAAGAACCGCTCTTCAGTAGCACATAATTATTAAGCGATTTATCTAATTCAGTTTCACTTACAATTACATCAAATTCTATGGGTTCAGTTATTCCATTATAGTTTATGGAAATATCAGATGCAATCTTGGTAAGCTCCCACAGCTTATCCTTGTCTGTAATCGGAGTAGCTTCTGCTAGAGCAGCTAAATTGATTAGATATGCAGCAGGATTAGCTCCATTACCATATGTGCCTCTTTTTCCATAATGTGTAACAAAATAGTTAGCAATTTTCTTTAATTGATCTTTATCAATGAGGCCATTGCCAGATAGTTTTTCCAGCTTAATTTTGTATTCACCTAAAGCATAGTTATTATCAGCAGCTTCTTTAAGGATATTATTAGCAATGGTCTCTCTGTGATCTGCAGGAATATCTCTCCAATGTTCTAGTAAGTAAGAAGCGGCTTTCTTAGTTTCTGTTTCATTTCTGATTGGAAATAAACGTCTTCTATTACCTTCAAGATCTACTATGTCTAAAGCATACTTCTCTTTTCTAGCAGGCTTGGTAGTCAGAATCTTAGTAATATCTTCTGCAATTTTAAGTTGCTGTGCATGAGATAGCAGATTTTTCAATATGTATTTTCTTCTCTCTTCACTAAGTGTATCAAAGTCTTCTACAAACTGGGCAGCAGAAATGGCAGTAGCTGCCTTAGTATGACATGGATATTTCTTGAATTTATCATCTGCATATAGATGGTCAGGAATACCTTCCTCTGGTATACTTACGTCATCAGCCGTTGCATTTTTAACGAATTCGGGAAATTCAAATTCATTCATTAGTCTATACAGATAGGCCGTTGTCATGTGGTTACCGTCTCCTTGTAATTATTTCTTAAGTATCAAGAAACTTGTCCAAAAAATGGTACCGGACAATTATTGTGCTGATTATTATCAATGTCAATATTGTAACAAAAAGCTAAAAGCAGAGGAAGAACCATATTTAGATTTTACTTATGCTTTCTGTCCAGACTGTAATGTTTGTATCTCTCCAATAATAGCCGCTATCCGACGGTTAATTAAGCTAGATCCCTATGGTATTCCTGACCTATCTATATACGAAAGGTTCGTACTTAAGACTGTTAAAAGTAGTAAGTTGACGGCTTCAGCTTCCGTAAGAAATGTTCTAAGGTTAGGATCTAACTTAATTCAATGGAAAATTAATAAACAATATACTCTTAATAATAAGTCTAGGTTTCTTAATTCATTAGGTATAACTCATAATATAAGTGATTTAACATTAACTAAATTATTGAATATATTAACTCTTGGAGATCCAGAGTATACTGCAGTATCCGCTGTTAGAGCTGTCTTTAACACAACTAAAAATACAGAAACATTAATATTACCTTTAGACTTGATACCAGGGGTTCCTGTAGGATTTGCTATATCTGCTAATTGTGGTGCTGTTATCTCTTTACCTTCTACATTATTCTATAAGAATATGTTTTGTGGTTTAAGCGCTATCTACAATGATTTTAGTGGTAATGATACCATAAACGACTACATTTTTATTGTAGATAATTTAGAACTTTATTTAGATATTATCCGTAAAAGTATAAATCAATATAACTGTATTCCTAAAATTCTATTAAATAGAAATTTAGATCATCCAACTACAGATAGAAGTGGAGTTTACAATAGGAATATAAAAGGACTTTATAGAATATATACGTGTGTTCTCAGAAGATTACCAAAGGTAATTTGGATATCTCAGTCTACAAAAGTTCAATGGAACATTAGCAAAAGTTCACTATATTTTGATTTAAATGATTACAAAGATACTGTTAATGTATTTCTGTATGGTAAAGATTATGTGAATTCTAAATTAGTAGAATTCTTGCTTACTGCTATAGATAAAGCAATGCCTGTATCTGACATTGAGAAAAGCAAAGATATGGCATCGTATTCAGACTGTATATCCTTGATCAATAAATCAAGACAAGGAGACCTTGAAGATTTTCAGTTTAGACTCTAAATCATCTAAAGAAGCTGCTGTAAGCTTCTCTTTCCTCTTCTCAAATTCGTTTCTGATAGCATGAACCATGTTCTTCATTCCTACGACTATCCAATTATTTATTTCTGAAGAATCATAATTCTTAGGAGATAGGGTTGTAATAAACGGATATAGAGTAAATGGAAATTCCTGTTCATATTTAATACGTTCTTCTATATAAGCCAGAATATTATCCTCTAAAACGGCTTCCTTCAGGTCTTGAGTTAATAAAGTAGTTTCTACAATAGACCATCCAATAGCCTCTATAGAAGCCATTGGGGTTATTTCTGGAAAGACATAACCATAGGTTATAGAATTACATAAGTGTAGGAAATGTTGTAAACGAGACCAGTAATAATTGGTTTCTATGAGACATTTAGCAGCCATGAATTTGTTATAAGCTGTTTTAGATTCCCTTCTTGCTTCAAATTCATCTTCTATTACAGTAGGGTCTTCAAATAGTAAATCGTTGTGTCTAATAGCTAATTGGATAGCAAATTCTCTGTCTATTATTTTTGGCTCTTTTGATTCTGTCATATTATGGTAGCGTAGAATAATCTCTGGCTATATCTTCTTGAACATTATCTGGAAAACTATTGATTCTTTTCAGTAAAGCATCATAGTCTACTCTAGTTTCCGATCTACAGCATGTTTTGACTGTAATAGTTGGAAGATTATTAAACACATCTGGATATTTATCTTTCATGAACTGAGAGCTGGCCATCTTTTTCAGTGCATCATGACTAAAGAAAACGGACATACCGTTATCTACTCTTCTCCTGTTTCTTTAAGGTTTACCACTAATGAAGCTCCAACTTGGATTTTACCAAAGCGGAGTTCTTTAAGCGATATATATTCTAATGTTTTAACATCTATTGCTGTGGAATACTTGTCTTTGAAGAGTAAATAAATATATCTATTGTCAGCTATTACTAGCTGTAATAAATGTCGTCCTTCTACTATATACTTTAAATCTATCTCAGTGATTTCAAAGTCTTTGATTATTAATATCAGTGCTGCTAAGACATTTAACTTGTCTGCATTTATTATCTTATCTAAAAGTAGTTTCTCTGTTACTACTATTTTGTAAAATATGATTTTTAGTAATTCTTTTCTTGTTAGGTTTAGTTCTATTAGTTTATCTACTATAGCATCTGCAGACTTTATAGTAATAGTATCGTTATCTATTCCATCAGATAATAAGGTGAAAGACATATTTCAGCCTTTCTCTGGACACTTGAATACAAAACGGAAATGATCGACGTGCTTAGTCTGATTAGTTGAAGGAATTACAAGATTACCCTCTTCATCTTCGGGTAGTACTTGCGGGTTAGCATCTACTGTAGCCCTGATTCCTCTTCTTTTCAAGTATTGATCTACGAACTCAAAGATATCAGGTTTGAACAGCTCTGCATTCTCTTTTGTGAGTACGGATAAGATATAATAGGTTCGACCTATCTCTTTCACTACTTCAGGCTCTTCTTCTTTAACCTGAAACTTATCTTTATTAAGTACTAGACTCTTATAGCTTCTTTTAGTCAACTCTTTCATAATACCCTCCGGTCGTCGTCGAAGAAACGAAGCCTCTTCGCAGGCATTGCACAACTATCAGCCCTGGTCGGAGAAACGTCTAAGAAACGAAATTAGTTATATCTCCAACTATTTAACTGAATAATAAAATCGTTATTAGCTACATCTGCTATTTCTATTTTATCTAGAAGCATACTGTAAAATTCTTCTAACTTATCTACTAATGAATTAGTAATTACTTTATGTAACTCTACTAATTCTGGATTTTCTGCTGCTTCTTTAGGTAGTATAAAGATAAACAGTTTCCCATCAGTCTGTTTGTCCACTTTCTTGTCCTTTATTCTCGATTTTTATAAGAGCAGGTAAAATAAATGCTGCTTCATACTTCTGAAGCTTCACTTCATTATCTACTTGTTCCTCTTCAAAATCTATAGTTATTCTATCTCCTGTCTTATTTTTAACCTGTCTGTAGATTTTACTGATAGTTACCTTTGCTTGTATGTTTCTTCTCAATAAATATGCTTCTATATCAGTACTACGGAAACCCATGTCATTGTGTCTGTCTAAAATAATATCTTCTAAAATATTTAGGATCTCAAATAAATTAGGAAATGTGTTTCCCCCAACGACCATCAATTCAATACTTATCTCAGGGAGTACTATGTTAGCTAGATATGGCCTAAAAGTATTCATTTTCATATCATTTAATACTTCACAAGATTCCTTTAATATTCCAAGTCCTTGAATTCCATATGTAATTATTCCTATAACGTCTTTTGCTTCTATAGCAGATAATCCTGTCTCTATTTCTACTGTAGACATTAAGTCATTTATCAAATAGCTTTCATTTTTAGTAAAGATTTCATAGTCCGTTTTTACTGCAGATCCATCTTTCTTTTCAAAGGCATTTATAGCAAATAATGGTTGCTCTGTTGTAAAAACAATCTTTTCTTCTCTTACTAATTGTTCTATTGGAATAAATATCTCTGTATTTAATACTCGATTTAAGGGTTTGAAAATAACATTAATGCAATCTTTGTCTAAAAGATAAGTAATATTTCTTCGAGAAAAACTAAAAGAAGAGACTCCATTTAGTAAGCTATATAATTTGGCATCAAATTCTCCTAATTGGAAAGATTCTAAGATTAATTGAATTTTTCTTCCCTTACTTTGAATTTTTGAAAGTAATCTTTCATTGCAAGAAAGTATAGATAGAACTCCATCTATTGGATACTTCAACTCAAAGGAATCAAATAAAAGGATATTATCCTTCTGTTGTGTTATTACACAAGTACCCATAGCTTTAGATACAGAAGAAGAAATTGGTTTGCACTTTTCTGGTGTTATAGATTCAAGAAGCAGCAATTCACATTTGTCATTAAATAAAGTTGAATTGTCTGGAATTAGAATATATGGAGATACTTTATTATCAATTAGGAAACACACCGTTATCTTCTTATCACTACTTCTTTCTTTAGAATCTACTTTTGCTATCAGATAGTTCAGTATAATTTTATCAATAGGATTATCTAAAGAAATAGATTTCAGATTTAAAATTCTATCCATCAGTAGGTCTATAGTACCTATTACAATAGCTTGAGGCGTTAATATGTAACGATCAAAGGCGGGACCTTCTGGCTGTATTTTTATTCCTGCTTCTTCAAACAGCTTTCGTAGATTTTGTTTAATGGTTTCTAGATAGTCTTCTCTGAGTTCAGACTTTACAGCAGATAACAATTCTTGGATAAACATACGTGATACCTTATTTTATCAGTTAAAAAGTTGTGTTCTGTAAGTAATGTATAAATATTCACCATCAGACATAACAAGCTCAGCTTTTACAAGTAATAGATTATTGTTGATTGTAAATCCTCGAATTATACTGCCTTGTATTTGCAATCTTTTTAATGATTTATTCCACTTAGTTGTAGCGTAGATGTGTGCATTATATATTATCTTACGTTTCTTCTCATCATCTCCAAATCTTAGATCTTTGAATAGTACTCTCTTAGTTAAAATTCGATGTAAATATAGATCGAAAAAGATGTTTAGATATTTTTCAATTTCAACTTTACTATCTATAAGAGAAATACTATTGTTTTTAACTTGAATATCAAACGGCATGGTATCATTCGTTATTTGTATTATTACTATTAGTAATTACTACCGGATCTCTAGCAGTTGGGTTTATGTTTTCATATGCATAAAAGTAGGTGAAAACCTTATCCCATATTCCATTACCATAAGTGAAATGATAAAACCTCCTTACTTGATAACTCATCATGATTGGAGGTGTACAATATCGTAAATACAATGCTCTATTAATAGCATTAAAGTAATTGAGCTGCATTAATGCAGACATAGCAGTACCCGCAGGTACTTGCCTAGAAAGCATTGCCTGAAGATAAATAGACTCAGATTGACTGAAGGCATTATTTAGTCTATTTTTAACCCGACTTTTGTCGTGCCAATTTACTTTGTTATTAAGATCTGCTATATACCATTCTCCAGGAGCACCTCTTTTTAGGCTTTGTAACATTGGTCGTAGAAATAACATTGTTTTTACTCCTAGGAGGAAATTGATTATTCTAGTTCTAAATCTATACTAGAACCTGAAGTGGCAGTCTGTGTTAATACTTTAAAATCTTCTCTTATTTTGTTTAATCTTTGATTCACATTGTTTCTAGATATATTTAAATCCTTAGCAATTTCTGATATAGTCTTTTTAGGTTTTCCGTGCAAACCAAACGTCGATTCTAGTATATATTTATCTTTATTATCTTCCAAGGCATCATAATACACATTATAGAGATACTGTAAATCTTTAGCTTTCTTAGCTGCGGGTAAAGAGGCTGAATCTTCTCCAGTAGCTTCTTCAAAAGAACCCTCATATCCAACTTGCTGCCTTTTACGAATTGTTTCTATTCTTTTAATAGATATTCCTAGATTATCAGCTAATTCTTGATCAGATGGTTCTCTCCCAAGACTTTCTCTAAGTCTTTCTGTAGCTTCATTTAAGGCCTTAGATAACATAATAGATTGCTCAGACATATGCAAGACATTCTGATGTTTTGACATATATCTCTGCAATCTTTGAAGATTAGTCCATGCAAAGGTAGTAAGACTACCCTTGGTTGGATCATACTTACCTAGAGACTCAAAAAGGACTGTTTTAGCCCGTCCCTGAATAAGAGGGTCATTTACATAACTAGCACCTAGATAAGTAGTAATGAATGAATTAATAATAGGTGTAAATTCATTCATTAATTTAGTTGATAGCTGCTTGTTTTCTGGGTTTTCATACCACTGTTTCCAAGCTAATTTCAATCTGTCTTCTGTTTTTAACTCAGCCATAATACAATTGATTTGCCATTGTACCGCCTATAAATGAATATTTATACAGAGGATGGCGTCTAACTGTAAAACTAAAGGTGTAACAATTTTCAAATATATTCCTCAAATTCGTTAGTCTAAAAATAGTTCTAGCCGGTGTATTCTGTCTATTTAAATCTATATCATATCCTACACTATATACATATCCTATAACAGCTGTATCTGTTGCAAAAGAACCAGGCAAATAATTTGAACCTACTGCTTCTACAGCAATTGTACTACCAGGACAAATATCAAAACGTAATGGTCCCGCTATTTCTAGCTGCCTATGTTCTGTCAATTTCTTAGCATACAAAAATTTAGCCATTCTATCTAATATTGTCTGCTCTGCTAGTCCCGCTAAAGCTATTTCCCTATTAGTCTGTATCGCAGCAGGTAAGTTTCTCATAGTAGCTCTATTGAATGATATCATTTGACCTAGATATACAGATGGTACAGAAGACATAGATAAGAAAAATGGAGCTTTCTCTAAAACTATTTGTCCTGCTGTTATCTCTGGGGCAGCATAATAGCCACCAATAAATGATTGTAAAGAATTACCTACTTCTAAATTACTTCCAGCTAATGGAGCATAATTACCATATAAACCAAATACTTTAACAGGAATCTGTGCTGCACTTGTTTCTACAGTAGAGAAAATTTGGTCTGTTCTTATTGTAAAAGAGACAACCTTTGAGTATTTAAAAGGTACATACCAGTTACTATCAAACGAGAAACTATCTATAGGAAATTTAACTGGAGCATATACAGGATTATATGGTATAACCCGAGCATACCCAGGCAATGGACATATTACGAATTGTAATTCAGGAGATAATTCGTTAACCAATTTAGACCAGATTGTATTTTGTGCTAAAGACGTGATATTCAACAAATCATTCTTTGTATGGTTCGTAGTCCTACCAGCTAAAGAGTCTGCAATATTAGCAAGTATCCTTTCTGCATCAGGATAATCGGTTCTTGGTCTTAGAGCAGGGCGTAATTCTGGTCTAGTATATGGAGGTTCTATTACATAAAACTTGTAGATAATTGAATTTAAAGCATTTAAAACATATGGTTGAGCGAAATATGCCGCGTCTGTCTTTGCTAAAAAAGCCAGCCATCTATAGATTCCATATTCCCACGGATCATCTTTTAGTTCCTTAACTGTTAATAATCCTTGTACTACTTCTAAAGGAGAAAATCCTCTGGCTCCTCCACCAAGAAAACCCCCAGCTCCTGTTTTGTAGAAAGCTGGAAATGTCAAATGGGCTGGATTATTTGGATGTATAACTGAAGAGATGCCAGAAGAGAAGTCCAACTGAGACAACCAATGTACACAAGAGAGACTGGCAAAAACACCCTTCTCTCTTCTTATTACTGTTACTTTAGTTACATAACCAGAAAATAGTAAAAAGACTTTAGGATAAGCTAAAGGACTATCTAGTAATAGACCTAAGGTACCCTGAGAACCAAAACCGTAATCTACAGAGGCTATTACTACTATTGGAATTCTAAATAAATTACCATTAAGTACATGAGCTGTACTAATAAGATAATCGCGCGTTACTCCTAGAGGAGCTTCAATTGTAGCCTGAGGAATCTGATTTATAGTATAATCACATTGGAAAGATGTTACAGAGAGAGGAGCCCATCCATAATCAGGATGCTGGACAAAAGCAAATAGTCTAACGCCTAATGCAACATAAGGTACAGGCATAGTTCTTTATGGATAACAATGAAAATGTAATTCAAACTTACCTATTTTATTTTCTGTATCACTGAACTCGAATCCTACATTTTCTAAAAAACCGATGAGGTACATACTGTCTGTTGCGATGTCCTTTTCTACCATTTGCCCATAAGACTTAGATCTTGGATCATTGTCTTGCTCTACAGTCACGGTTACATTGCTAATGTCTATTCGACATAAGGCTCCATAATAACTTGCTGCTACTAATGTAGCCAAATTAGATAGCATAGAAAACGGAGTGGCTTGAATATTTTTAGCCTGTTTTGTAGTTACAAGTTGATTATTTATCCTTCTTGTCGTTTCTTCTTGGATAACTTCGTTTCTCAGAATATATCCAGCAATAATACATTTAAATGCAGAAGGTGGGAAGATATAAGTATACATTACTCCGCTTAAAGTAGGACTCGTTTGAATATTATTTACTGTAAGTGCTTTTATAAATGAAGGAATAAGACCCGCTTTCTCTAATTGCAGGACAGTAAAAGCACTTTGATCATCAGGAGGGTCTGGATTAACTATACTTAATGTTACTCCTAAATTAGAAATATTAGGAGTAGAATGGGTCATTGATGTTGGATATTTAGCTGAGGCAAAACCTCCTTCAAATAATGAAGTAAAAGGGTCTTTAGATTTTTTTTCTTCAGGCGTAGGTTTAATAATCCAACTCTTAGGAGGAACAAAGTTATCTGCCATACTATTAGTAATGTGTTACTTGTGTATTTAATGGACTAAAGTCTATATCACCGACATTTGGAATCTGTGGTCCGCTGTCTCTTATTCCTAAATTTTGTAAATCCATCATATTAAAATTGGAATAAGATTCAGTATCCAGGGAAGGAATATTTGACTCTACAAGAGTTTGAGGAATTTCTATGTCCTCTGTATTTGATAAATTAGGTATATACACGTTTTGAGAATCTAGATTAATATTTGAAATGTCCATCTGTATATTCTGCTGTTGAATTTCTCCTAGATCAATATTTATTTCATCTCTATCTTCTGGAATATTAAGTTCATTCTGTTCTATTTTCTGAGTAGTATCAATGTCTTCTATTTCCACGTTTGCATCTGCATAAGATTGTTGATTCTCTGATTCTATTTCTATTCTTCTTACATCGTTTTTATTAATCAAAACCTCGTCGTCCACCTTTGGAGTAAAAGTATTGATTGCTGTCTTTTCTTCTCTACTAGACATAATAGCAGATAAATTGTCATATCTTTTATCCTTTTTAAGATATTGTCTAGGTTTTCTTAACCTTCTGAATTTTCTAGGCATTTAGGTTCCTGCTAGCTTTCAATCTCTCTAGCCTTTCAATCAAATCTGCGTATTTATCCTTTATATTTAAAGCTTGGGTGCTTTGTGTTAATGCAAAATTTGCATAGCTATTATAAGATTGAATAACAATTTCCTTATCTATTTTACTAATTTTAGCTAGAGAAGATAGAACTGTATTTCTAGTTTTGAGAATATCTATCTTCCTATTTACATAGGAATATCTAGTTTTAAGACAAAGAACAAGCTTTCCTGGGAGATATTTTAATGTTAAAGATTTGTTATCTATAATATCTAAAAGGGAATCTATTAAGAAGTAGATTCCCTTGTACCTTGAAAAAAATCCGGGGCAGTCGCCTCCTTTACTATAGCTTTGATATAATTATTGAATTCTTTCCACCTTGCAATAAACAGAGAATAAAGTACTTGACTTTTCAGATTATTACATATACTGGAAAAATCTATATTCAAATTATTTGTTTTCTTATAGAAAATCTTATGTTTAGTAGAAGATAAAGAATATACGGATAATAACATTTGTAATTTCTTCTTTTCCTTAATAGCTTGGACATTATTAGTTATTTTGGAATTAGAAATTAATTCATCTATGTAATTCTCTATTAACAAATGTTCATTACTAGATAACAAACAGAAAGATACTTTAAGATCATCTATTAAAGAATATTCCTTCTGGAAAGAAGAAGGATCAGTAAATATTGCGATCAGGAAATTTTCTATTTCTTTTTGAGTGAAGATAGTTGACATAATTTATCCTACTATTTTGAATTTATGCATATTACTTCGTTGAATCTGCACTGAATAATTAGTATTGCCGATATTATTTATAGTTGTTGTTACATTTCCATACTTATCAGAAAACTTCGGATTAACCCAAATGATAGGTTGTACATTCCCATCAAAAGCTGCTTCCCCTGGGAATGGATAGGTAATAGACGCTGTACTATCAGTCGTTGACCAAAGACCGTCTTCTTTCCATTCACTAGTTCCCCAGTCCTTCCATCTAGGAGCTATTATCGTGTATCCAGAACTCTTATACTGCTCGGAATTTCTAAAAGTGATAGACATATCTTCTAGTAAAGTCTGATTATTTTCTAAAAGATCTTCAGCAGCGTTTTTAGCCGTCCTTGCATTTATTTCTAGATTTGATTTTTCACTATTAGCATTATTGGCTGTACTGGCATCATCACATTTTACTTTGCATTTAAAGTGACCAGAAGATCCTCCTATAATCCTACCTCTAACAAAAAGATCATGTCCTAAATAATTGCCAGAGGCAGAAAAGGTATTACATTGGATGTCGGATGTACTAGATACTGGATTACATTCTTCAGACCCGCTACCTGATCCGCTACCTGATCTACTACCCGATCCGCTGCCTGATCCACTACCAGATCCACTGTTAGAGCTATCACCAGACCCGGACAGATCGCCAAAAATCTGGTGAACATATTCTTTTGATACATCTATTAAATTGTTACCTGCCCTAACGATATTACCAGAGTCGGCGTATTCCAATATTCCTCTAGTTCCATTTAAAAAGACAGATTTAGATTGAATAGCAATACAAGCGTTACTTGATTTCAAATTTATACCTGGATAAAAAGCATCATCCCCTATTCCTGGTGTAGAATCTCCTGGGTCCGCTTCACTGTCTGCCTCTAATACTATTCCACTATTATTTTTCTTGTGTGCTGCTCTAACATAGAAGTTGGCACCAGAAATATTACGTATGGAACCCTCAGTAGTAGATACGTCTACACAATTCTTAGCTCTAAGAATTACGTCTCTGCCGGCATGGACAATGAAGTTTCTACCGCTTATGAATTCAATTCCTAAAGGTGCATCTATTTGAATTTTTCCTCTTGTCATAGTTATAGTAGCGCCATACCCGTCTCCTAATATTATAGAACCGTCTGCAGTCATGCTAATGTATGAATTATTTTTATAGACTCTTATTTTTTCATCACTACCTACCGTGACCTCTTCAGAAGAAGGTTCTTGTAAAAGCTCATAATTCTGACTAAAACCAGAAAGAGAGGGTCCTGATGTATTTTGGCTCCGGTTATTATCGTTTACATAAAATCTTTTATTGTTACTGCTAGGATAGTTATTAGGTAAATAATCAAATAGAAAAGCATGTATATCATGAATTACAAATGGCTTAGGTACCGCAGTTTCTGCTTGAAGAATTTCATATCTAAAGCTGTTAGGATTGTAATTCTCTACACTTTCATCAAAACCTCCAACTGCTTTTTCTTCAACAAAACGAATATGTGGAGATTTTACGAGATGAATTCCTGTAGCAGATTTAATTCCTATTTGACCAAATTTACATCTATAAAAATCTGATAATCCTTTGACGTTCTTAGTATCACCATATTTCCATTCCTGATCTCCAACAGCAATCATTAAACGTCTGTCGCCATTGAATAGAGAACCACTGAATCTTTTATCATAATGAAGAGGCTTCCTTTTTCTAGCGCTGTCTATTTTCAGAACTTCCTGGAGTCTAGCCCGAGTATCCATTTTAGTTGGAAGCCCAGCTTGTTCAGCTACATTTCGGGCTACCCCTTCATAGATAAAGCTATAGTGAAAGTCAGAATGTGCTCTGAATTCAGAAACACCAGACCATAACTCTAGATGTTGACCAGATACTCTAGTTAAAGAGTCAATATAGAAGCACCAGACACCGCTAATGTCTGATGCTCTAATCATTGCCATGAAAGGATCTAGATGAATAGCAGAACCAGATTCGGAAATTAGTGTATGTTCACCTACTTCAGTACTATCTTCTGGAGTCCTACCTGAATAGTCGGCTAGCGCTGTCCTTCTATTATTATTGAATTGTGGGGTTAATAGTTTATATGCATTTTGATGCAAAGGTCCTATTTCAGATTCTTGACCTATTATTTCATTGATTGCCGTAGTGGGATTTATATTATACTTAGGCTCAGCGCCTATGATTATTCCATATCTACTAGAGGGATCGTCTATATACCAGACTTTTGTATTTACAGAAATAGTACTGGCGTCATATACACCCAAAATATTTCCAGAACCTCTCATTAAGTAGAGACATTCTTTTACAGGCCCTCCGTTTTCAGTTGCTACATAGTAGACACGTAGCATTGGATTAGAGAAGATTACTAATCCTTTTCTTAATGTCGGAGGTTCGTATATTCTGTTAGCTTTAAGATGAGAGTCAAACGCTTTTGTATATTTATTATGTACTTCTTGCTTAAGAGAAGCATTTAGATAAGAAGTTGGAAGGGCATTAGCCTGCCCTTGTTTTTCTTCGTGAAAAGCTCTTTTCATTTTTGTCCTACATCATAATCAAAAAAGTAAAATCTCAAAGACTCTATAAATAAATATTGTTCTACTGTTATTCTTCCTTCTACTCCGACCAAGTATGCTTTACCTGCTCTAAACGCCAGTGCGCTTGAACTTCCATCTCTTCGAACTTCTACAGAGCCTTCCCTACAAGGATCTAATTTTGTAAAGCTATTTCCGCCTCCAGTAGGACTACCTTCCAAAAACAATACATGTACTACTTCTCCAATACCAATAGGCCTAGCATATACTAGGAAACTATTTTTGAGATTTAATCCCGTAACTATAGCTGGTTTAAATTCATATTTAAATACAAAAGCTCTAGCAACACCTAAATTCCCAAATGCAGTTATCGTGATATCATTTACTGTAGTACATGAGCTTGAATACGTAGACATGTAATTATCCTCTATTTATCTATAACTGGCGGAGGCCAACCTATCTCCATTAATGTTCTGTCTATTACCCCAACTATGTCATCAATAGATTTATCGTAAGACCAGCTTTCTACCCATGTATATTTAACTGTGACAGGGCAGGTATAATATTCTTTATGGTAAACAGACATTGATACTTTTTCTACAAGAGAAACATTGAATTGAGCTAAATTGAGTAGTCTTCTGATCACAGTCTGATATCTTATTAGTAAATTCATTACTTCTTCAACTAAATATTCTACTTCTCCCATTTCTGTTGATCTACAGAAAAATGCATGTCCGCCTTGGAAAGAAGTAGTAAAGGTGTTTTTTGTACTAGAATTAATTATTCCATCACCTAGTCCTAGTTGAACTGGAACCCATTCCAGTCTTCGTAGAGCGATTAAAGGGATTTTATCTGTAGTTACTTTCTCTCTAGCTGCAACAGATACAATTTTTACGCTATCTTGCTCTGATGGAGTTATTCCTCTATTTGGCTTTCCTTTAAATCTAGGAGTGACCAAATATTCTGGTTTGGTAAAATAATGACGTGTTAAATTGAGAAGTGTAGCATTCATGAGATTAGGTCTAATGGGGTATCTATATAGATACTTAATATCTAGTAGATCAATCGGATTTGCAGAAATGTCACCCATTATTCTACTGGAAAACTATAAATTATGTCATCAAAATCAGCTACGCCCATGTCCAGATCTGTAATGACAGGAATTCCAGCCATCTCGGCTCTAGTAGATGTCTGTCTGACATAATATCTTCTATCTACATCTTCCCGCACGATAACATCGTATGCTTCAGCAAATGGAATACCTACCGTAGCGGCTTTCACTATTTGATGACCAGTTTGTCCTGCTACTAAACTTGGATCTAATCTATCAGTATAAGAAGCGGTTGAAATATCTAGTAGTCTAATATCTGCTGCTTTCCAATATCCTCCTACATAACCAGTTCCATAGCATGTTGTACAATGTGAATCAGTAACTTCTCCAGTTTCAGAGTTGATACATTTACCACATCTTGGACCAAACCATTTTCTTTTCAACAGTTTAGCTTTTATTGGTATTAAAACCATACTGACTCTTCTTGTGATAGTTTTATATTGTACTTGTTGTTTATATGTTAATAATCCTTGATTACTGTAAATTTCTGATTCATAAGAATTAGCTGGAGTTTCTAATCTTATTTTAAATCCAAAGGTTCTTATTCTTCCAGGAGTTCTGATATTACTGAATGAATAAGACGTTGCATTAACTAATGGACCAGCAATAGTTATCCATTCGTCTGGATTATTGAATTCTGGATTGAAATCTATGTAATATTGATAAGGTAAAACATCTTTGAATGATGGCTTTAATTCCCAATAGATAGTAGAGAGCCCTTCTATATTGAAATCTATTACTACTCTTTTAAATACAGGACTTGAGTCTATTTTATAGAAATTAAACATCTCTATAACAAGCCTGTAGAAAAAGGTCCTGTAATTGTAGTAGATACATTTACGTTCATTACGTACTTCTGATGTTTAATTTCAGCCAAGAATAGTTGTAATTTATCCTGGAATGCTGCTCTATAAAGATTCATTTTATTCTTATCGTCTATAGATAGACCACCAGCAGAGTATGCTAATTGATTTCTTCTGTAATGCTCTTGAGCAATTTCAAATAAGAACAACTGTGTTCCATTAATCCATAAATTTCTAAATGGGAAATTTCTAGTAGTAAATACGCTGATATGCGGAGGAATGGTATTCCAATACTGGATAACTCTAGCCATAGCAAAACAGATTTCAGCAATATCAAAGTCTACATTTCCTAATAGTTCATTCTCAATAGGAGATGAATCTCTGACAGATAGCCTTATATCACCTAAACTAGGTAATGTATAATTTACTTCTGTCCAATTGCTAGGCTCGTTATATAAATATAAAACATTAGAGAAATATATATCGTCGAGTTTATTCGAGCTACCATCAAAAAGAGCTATCTCTACAGTATATATTCCTGGTACTTTTCTTATTTCATCTGGTAATTTGAAGGCAATTTCGCCAGATGGTTTGTCTGTAATAGAGCAATTATCTTGATCTATGATTACCGTCGGATCGGCAAAAGAAGCTTCTCTATATGCAATTTTAGGAATGAATGTTTTCCCATGTTCTGATTGTAAATCATTGATATTTACAAGTTCTCCATTGAAGCCTTTTAGATTGTGAACGAAAGAAGTTATTAAATTCTGTCTAGAATGAAAGCCATGTGTTTTAGTTAATACTTCTTCGTTGTAGTAGGTATGCGGTTTAATTACATTAGGCATGCTATTCTAAATCGCTTACTATGGCTTCTATTTTACTTTCTGCATAACTTCTACCTAATGGAGATATTATATCAAATACGAGTATATACCTATCTCCTTTAGTAAGAGATCCAGTAACAGTTTCTGAAAATATTCCCCTCCACGTACCTGGCTGATCATTTATATGCGTTAATTCTACTAAACTACCATCAATCAAATTTCTATTTTTGTCTAATAATTTACACGTGACCATTCCATTTGTAATTGGTAGTCCAGATATTTTATCGAAGATATCTACTTGAATAATTTCAGTACAATTAATTCTGATAACAGATGGTCTTGGCATAGTGACATTCTCAATGTATCAAGTTGAATAAACCAACTATGCTGGTGACAAGGATCACTAAAAGTATTATAAACATCAAAGTTACTTCTAATGCAAAAGAGTCTATAAAGTTTAATGTTTTATCTCTAAGCCATTCTGTTACTGGCTCTTTCTTGTCTTTGATAGTATTTATGAATGCATTGACAGCTTCTTTATATTCTTCATTCTCTTTTACAGTATCTTTAACTTCTACAAAATCTATTTTTTCTTCTGGCTTGACTTCTTCTTTTGTTTTATTGTCTTCCTCTAACAGAGCATGTATCTCTTCATAAATAGAATCAAGGATAGCAGCTTCCTCTGAAGTTACCTTTTCTACATTATCTTTAGCCTCTTCTGTAATAGATTCTGGAGTTACATTTTCTACACTAGGTTGAGCTTCTTCTATTTTGACAGTAGGCTGTTCCTGAGTAAGTTCAATTTTAATCTCAGGAGTAATTTCAGATAATTGTTCTTTATTTAAATCTACTTGCGTTAATTGTTCTTTTATCTCTTCTTTAGCTACTGTTTTCTTAGATCTATTAGAAACATTTTTCTTTCTTTGTCTCTTTCCAACCATAACGAATCCCTAAATAAAAAGAGGGGAGTGATCCTTAAATCACTCCCCAAAGTATACAATAAAAATATGAGTCTACAAAGATTAAATAAAGTAAAGTATTAAAACTAAGCCCAGCAAGGGTTAGCTATACCGAAAGTATCGGTACCACCAGATATAGCAATAATCTTAGTATTACCAGTACCCCCAGAGTTGAACAAGTGTGGAACAGGAGTCTGTTGGATAACACATTTATTAAAGTTTTCATTACCGGTAGATGCATCAAATAGTCTCAATACAGAGTTTCTAGTTCTGTACCTTTTAGACTGAAGCCAGTCGGCAATACTACCAACAAATACAACTTGCTCATTAGGAGCTACAGTTTTACCATGCCGTGGTACCAGAACAAAAACACTGCTAGACGAAGTATTCTTTATGATAGTGCATAAACAGACCATTTTAGAGCTAGTAGATATTTGAAAAATGGAACTATTATATGTATATTGCATTTATCTAGTCTCCTACTTTACCACCAGAGGTTAGATAGCCATAAATCAAAGCGGCTTTTCTAAGCTCTGGATCATCCACGACCGCATTGCGGCAAACAGCAGCATCTACTAACTCTTTATTCTGCTTCTGAACAGTCTTACCACTGACAAGAGCAGCAAGATCATCAGCAGCAGTCTTTACGGCAGCTTTCAGAGCATTAGCCTCAGCATTCTCTTTCTGAATTCTGCCATATTCATTCAGAGTAGCTAAAGTTGCCGCCATACTAAACAGCTTCTGTACAGTCTCAGGATCATCAGTCTTGATTCCATACTCCGCCAATTTAGTCATAAAGGCAGGCACATACCAATCTTTGATAAGCTTCTGAACGGCATCAGAAGCCATCTTAGTATTAAGTTCCATATAATTATCCTCCTGCCATTACGCGAAGCGTACTTTGGCTAAACCGGCAACGTTCACAACAACTTGCGAGTAAGTCTGAGACGAATAGAATCTCAGGTCATGACCGTCAACGGTCAGATGGGTAGTGGTATCATTCAGAATGTAGAACTTACCTACCGCACGCGGGTCGGCAAAGAAATACATTTCATCGTCAGCCACGATATGACGCTTGCTAGTGACTACCCAGTTGAGGTTATCGAACTTCCACTGCGAGAACCCTTCACGGAAGATTCTACCAGCAGAATCGTCACCCAACTCTTCACGACCAAGTGACATCAATCTTCTAGCAGTAACTGTATTAATTACTACAGTTACAGGCTGCAGACGATATGCCGATTTCAACATAACGGCAGCCGCTTCCTGAAGAGTTTCTCTAGTATAACCACCATAAATAGTGGCATAAGTAACGGACTGGGTTACGCTATTAACAGCGTCAGCAGCACCAACGAAGTCATTTACAGCATTAAAGAAGCCACCGTCTTCTCTAGCCAAGATATCGCGAATCATGTTATTAGCGATGACTTCCTGGATATCCATCTCCCAGGTACCAAGAAGTTCAATATCATACAGAGCTTCATTAGTCTTGATGCGGTTAAACGTAGCACGAACACGTCTAGCCGCGATCCAGAACATCGGAGAAGCAGAACCAAAGCCTACGCTGAAAGCAGCAGGGCTATTCGGTTCCACATCCACGATCTTGACCATAACATCAGTATCAACCTGACGATCAAGATCGCTATACGTGATGTACTCTGGAACGAGTACCTGTCTATCTACAGCACCTTCACGCACCATTAAGCGGACCATAGAGGTCATTCTCTCCTGGGCCTGCTTAACTAGCTGAGGCGAACCAGATTGCACTTCATTAAGAAATGCTTCATTACGTAACGTAGTCTTTATGGCCATTTTCTATAGCTCCTATCTATTTTAAATGTTAATTATTAAGCCGATCTCGGAATAAACCAGGTATGGAAGTTTAACACAGACTTACCATGTGCATTAGTCCCAATAGGAACAGCATTAGCTTGATTGGCAACGCTGCTAGTCAAGAAGTTTTCAGGAGTCTGGTGGAACGGGCTAGCAAAACCCACTACAGCAGGCGTGTTAGCAGCATATAAAGTTCCAGATAAGGCTTTTAACTTACCCTCTTCCCCAGAAGCAGTACCTACAGTCAGGGCATCACCATTGTTATAGGTGCCAGATACGAATTCGGTGGTTTGGAATTCATACCCTCCAGTACCAGCAAAGCAAGTGATGAAGCCTCTAGCGTTGCTAGAAATCCAGTGTCTCAGAGAAGAGTCACCAGAATCAGTACCGTCATTAGTAGTGTCAAAGTTATTAACACCGCGCCATACAAAGAACGGAACGCCTTTACCAATCGGACAAGGACCGTGAACCCATTTGCCGTTGTTATCTAAATAACCGCAGCGACCTGCAACGGCAAAGGCTTTGCTAGTATCAGCAGGTAATACAACCTTCTGTAACATCCCGCGACCGAAATAACCGGCCACGAAATTAAGTTGATTAGTGAATACTTGAGTTACCGGCATTTTTTATCTCCTACTATTTATTACAAGTATCTAGTCTTGTCTAAAGTCAAACCATCAAACTCCACATATCTGCTAGAGAATACATTCTTACCAGAGAATCTATCACCAGCAACGGAATATGGAGTTCCAAGAGAATTAATATTAGAGTTGGCTACATTCTTTGCTACTTCACTTAAAGTAGTCAAAGCAGCAGTAGCACTTTTCAATAAATTCTCTTTCAATTTATTAGATTGATCTTCATTAATCAAGTTCGCTTCTCGCAAATCATTAATAATTTGATCTGCTAAAGACGAAGCATGCTCTTTATATTGAGCTTCCTTCGTATAATAATCACCTACTCTTTTAGTAAGCTCATTGTAGATATTCATCAAAGCAATGAGCTTCTCATTATCTAACTGTTTCATGGTTTAGGATCTCCAAGTTATACCTTTACTCTCTTTCTAGTACTTCTAGTCAGTAATTCGGATACATAAGATTTCATGTAATCTAATGCTAATTTCTTAGCTAATGTATTGGGCTTAAATGGCTTAAGTTTACCTTCAGCAGAAGCTTTCTTAATTGCCGAAGCTAACTTAGCACCTCCTTCTCCCAATCCTTCTAACTGAGGAAGTCCTTGCTCGCCAGCAATCTGACTCAAAGCTGTTGCTAGCATTTCAAGGATTTCTTTCTCATTACTTCCTTCCGCAGAATTCATTTCATTAAGCGCACCAAGAGCTTCTTCAAGATCTAAAGAATCAGTATCAGGAGCAGACCCTTCTTCAACTGTCTTTTCAGCAGCTTCTTGGGCAGCATTTTCCGCTGCAGCAGCAGCTATCTCCTCCTTCAATCTTTTTTCGGTTTCCTCCTCAGACCCCTCAGAATCTCCAGTGGAGTTGCTATTTTTTTTTTCCTCTGCTTCAACTAAAGCATCTACAGGTTCTTTATCTTCTTGAAGGTTCGGAGCTGGGTTATCTGTATCATCGGCTGGCTCTGAATCCTCTTCTTTTTCTGTCTCTTCGTCAACTTTCTCCTCTTCAGCAGCCTTTACAATGCTTTTAGATAGCAAGTTTCCGTATAAATATTCACCTACTAACTGAGCGTGAAATTCAGCTTGCTTCTTAACAGCATCAAGCACGCCCGAAGACAATTGAACTACGTCTTCAGCAGTCTTTACATGCTCAAACTTAGAGGTATCTACTACAGCTTCTTTCTTTTCATTAGTATTTTGAGCTTGTGCAGGAACATGAGCTTGTTTTACAGGCTGTTCCTCTTCTTGTATAATGTCAAAAAGAATAGAGTTGCCAAGGCTGACAGCATCTCTCAATAACTCTTCTGTTGAAACTGCAGAAGCATGTTTCTTATACTTTTCCAAAGGAAAGTCTAGTCTGCCTACAGTTTTAGAAGGCTTCTCGTTCTTAGGATCTTCTCCTACAAAGGTAGCATCAGGATTTGGAGAAGCACCAGCTTGCCCGACAGAAGCATAAGAAATAGCGTCGTCCGGATCCGGCAGGTCTAAAGAACCAACGCTAGCAAGCGGATCAGCCGTAGGCTTAGTTTTGCTGACAGAACTCTTGTCAGCCATATTAGTATCCGAGGCCTCTTTTACGGATGCGATATCATCCAGTAATTTAATGATTCTGTTAAAAACATGATCGTTGTTCATCATTTATCTCCGATTTGATTAGCAAGAACAAGTACTTGTTTTAAATCGTCTCTTGTATTTTCCAGTAAGAAACCTAATTGATAAAGAGCATATTCTTTTGCCAATTCTGGATTTCTTACTTCCTGTATTCTTCTAAAGTTAGCCTGTTTTTTCAAAAAAGCAATATCTTTATTCAACTTTTCTAAATTCAGTGACCAATTTTCCTTTAACCAGTTTACTTTAATCCTATTAAGTTCACCTGAAGTATAATGTAGATATGGATTAGTTTCTAAATCAATATCTCTACTTGCAGATTTTAACAAATCTCTGAAACAAGTAGATACATCAATATGAGCATTTACTGGATTTTTCTTTCTAATAACTGGATATATCTCACGGAAGAATACTAATGGAGGAGCCACACAAGCATATTTATTAAGTGTAGATATTACTGTAGGTACATGTTCATTGAGTTGAACTATAGGTCTGGAAGCGAGGGCGCTAGTATATTTATTGTACTCTGGAAGAATTCCATGTCTTTCCAGAGCTGCCATTTTAGCAACAATAGTTAGAGTTATAGAATTAGGTTCTACTTTCTTTGATACTAACTCATATCTATGCTTAGGCTTATCAATAGTTTTATACAGAATATTTCTAAGACCTACATCTGCTAATTTCTTGATAGAAACATTAGGATCTTTAACTAATCCAATACTAAATGCAATTCTATCGGCAGGTATAGTTACATAACTGATATCAAAGAAGACAGGATCGGGGTTCTTCACATGAAGAGTATGACCATCATCAAATGTCTTCCCTAGATTGTCTTTACAACCTCCATATTTTACACAAATATTAGGAGTACATCTTTCATATACGTTCTTAGCTTTATGACCACAGCCAGAGCAAATGTCATAGCTTACATAGCAAGCCATGCTTACTGGAATAGTCTCTCCAGAATATAGCTTTTCTAGCTCCTTGTCTGCTATTAGACCACCGTTTCTATCTGCAGCGGTTTTAGTTGCATTTAAAGCAGCAATAAGATCTATTCTATTTAATTTAGGATCAAAATGAGATAACTTAACAACCCCATAAGAACGGCTAGGATCGTGATGAATATGGTTTCTATACCACTTGGCTTTCTTAGTAAAAGTAGGATGATATTTCTTGCAAACTTCTACTTCAAAAGCATCACCTACACGGTTGCAACCGTAATATTCTAAAGAACCAAGTGCTATTACATGAACATATTCTTCACCAGAAGCAGGTTTAATAAGATTCTTTACATCATGAGCAAATTCTTCGCTAGTTTCTTTGGCAAGATTCTTATAGTCAATTCCTTTAATTCCAGTACTAGCTATCTTTACGTGGGAAACTACTTGAGATCCAAAATTCCAGGATGGTTCTACTAACTTTAGCATGTTAAATTAAAATTTATTAAACATACCTATTAATCGCTTCAGCACCACCATATCCTACTAAGCCACCTGCTAGCATTGGCAATAATGAATCTCCTAATGAATCGTATCGGCCTTCCTCGTTACCATATCTACGTTGTGCTAAACCACCAATTAGTAAAGCACCTAAGCCTGCAGCTAGTAATGGAGGTATTTGTTGTTTCGGTGGACCATCTCCTTGATCTGATTCCGTTCTTTGATCTGTAGGGGCCGTTAAACTAGCGCTTGGTCCTCTAGCGTTTTGTTCTAAGCCTCTTAAAATCTGTCTATTAGTATTTTCACCCTTTGTCAGAGATTGTGATATTTGGTGTCCTGAGCCTAGTACAGAACCACCTATAATTAAACTATTTATCAAATCGCTTATCCAGGTTGACTCTTTATTACTATTTTGAGTCGTATCAAGTGGTTGATCGGTTTTTGTTGCTTGAGCAGCATTTGCTAGTTGAGCAGTATCTGCTGGTTGATTAGTTTTTGCTGCTTGATCAGTTTTTGCTTCTTGTATTCCCTTTGCTACAACTTGTTTTAACTCATCCGGATCGAGGCTCTTAATCTTTTTTAAATTATCAGAAGTAAATCCTATATCTTGCAGTTTACTACTAAGTTCAGACTGTCTCTTGAGGAGTTCAACTAACTGCTTTTTATATTGTGGAGACCTAGGTAGTTTAACGATATTTTTTTCGTTTTCCACAAACTCTGATACTAGTGGTAGTGCCTTTTCCACTTCTCCTATATCAAGCTTATTAGTTTGTATAATTTCTTTAAGTACATTTAAGCCTCTCTCAGCAGATTGCTCGACTTTAGCTGCACCAGGCACATCTGTGGGTTTAATATCAGGTAGATTTTTTTGTGCTGCTGTTGGAGCTGCTTTTGGAGCTGCTTTTGGAGCTGCTGTTGATCTTGCGCTTGGAGGCATTACTGATGTTCCTCTTCGAAATCTTAACCATTTAAGAACATTTCTTAAAAAATCACCCGGGCCAGCTATTTTTATCATAGAATCATTATTTAATAATTCTCTAGCTATCTTATCTTCAGAATAAGACGCAAGAACTACTGGAAATACTAATTCTGGTTTCATGTCGTAGTTACCAGTTCTATTTACCAATTATTTTATCTGCTAAAAAGTTTAATAGAACTGGGATTGAGAGAGCAGCAGTAGCACCTGCAGCTGGTCCAATAAATTTGCCTGAACTAGCAGCCATATTCTTTAAAGCTGTGCCAGGGCCTTGAGTAGCAATAGCATTTGCAACTCTTGAGCCTGCGTACGTGCCGGCGGCTGTTGCGCCTGCTACGGATAAAGGATGCCATATAGCCTTACTAACTTCTTCTTTGATTTTTGCTTTAGCGTAACTTTCTGGGTTAATAGCATTTAGTATCTTTGGATCTTGATATTCTGCAGCGGCTAGACCTATAAGAGCGGGGATCAAAGGATTAGTGTTAGTAGCTAGAGAGATAGCTATGCCGATAGAAGGATATAAAACATGAGGATCCGATAATAACTTTCCTACATCTAATTCAGCTTGCTTGAGAAATTCTTCTGTGTATGGGTTAACATCGTTAATGTTCATGTTTAAAGTTCATTTTTAAAACAATGCTGTTATCCTTATATTCTAATAAATAAGATATTAAGCAATGCTTTTTGCTTTTATTAGCAACGGCATCAATGGTTATTTAATGACAATGGTAGGTGCTCAAGCCCTACCGCCGCCTGATCCACTGCCTTGCGTATTAGTACCTAAGGCTTTAGCTAACGCATCAATTACAGCTAGACCACCACCAGTAACTAAACCAGTACCGCCTGCGCTTAACAGACTGATACCATCACCTTTAAGGATCTGACCCAAAATAGAAGCAAGAGCACCTACCCCAGCAGCAGGTCCATAATCAGATAAGGCGGAAGCAAGTACATTCTTGAGACTCTTTGCTGTAGCCCCTGGATTACTAAAAGCACCCGTGGCAGCCTCTGTCACAGGATTAATTTTCTCTCTTACAGTATCTAATCCAGGAATCAGACCGTGCTTACCGGCACCATAAAGTGCAGCTATAAGACCACCTAAAACTAGGGGATTTAATAGCAAATCACCTAGACCACCAGGACTTACGCCTTCTAATTCATTAATACTAAATCTGCTACCAGCTGTCTTAATATTATTCTTTTTTGCAGAAGCTAATTTCTTAACCTTCTTTTGAGCAGATTCAAGTTCTTTAGAATACGATTGTAATACAAAAGCTAAACCTTCATTAGTTAGCTGAGTCATCTTTTACTCCTTAAGTAACTATTAAATCATTCCTGTTGTTGTTTAAAACTAAGGCCTAAGTCTCTTAAGAATGCAATAGCTAGTCCAACACTGGCTCCAAAGACTAGCATCAACTCTATAATTGCATCCTTATTATCTGCTTTGTCCAGGATTGTACTTGTCAATAATAAATTAATTAAACAAGACAACCCAATCAATATTTCATATTTATTATATTGAGTCAATATTGATTTTGCTTTGCTTAACATCACCTTAGATGTTACAGAGCAAAGTTCTAGTAATGTAGTCCATTCCGGGTGAATACTAGAACATACATAAGTAATTCTTTCTGCTAAATCTTTGTAGGGGCTACCTCCATGAGTTTCTTTATTTTCATTATTAATAGTAGTAGTAACTCCGGCTAACCCTGCATAAATAAGTAGATTCAGTAATTCCATATATTTGTTTTCTTCTGGTACATTCTTCAGAGTCTCTCCTGAAATAATGTATCCAATAAAAATACCACTTAATATTCGTTGAAATAAATCTTCTGGGAGATTGGCATTCTGATAATTGTTAATTATTTCATCAAAATTAGAGAGGATATATTCGAGTTCTTGGTTATCTGGTTGTGCTGTTATCGGCATATCAAGATACGTTCTCAATGTGCTTTGCAATCTGGAGGTTAAACTTAATAAGATTAGCTACATCTAGCGGATCTAATGTACCAGTTTCTAATATCTTCTGTAGTAAAGGAACCATGATAACTTCGCGAGTCATGGCGGCTGGGGCTAGAGCAGCTAATTTTGAATAAGCATCTAGTACTTTTTCTGGTTCATATTTTGAGATTATAGGATCGTTTAACATTAAATTAGTTAAAATAACTTTAACTACATTTGCATTGGCTTTTAATATATCTTTACTATGCTCTGGTTGAGCTTTATCTACTGGAGTAAAACTACCAGGATAGGATATAGATTCTTGATCGAAAGTTGAAGCCGCGAAATCAAATATTTTTTTACGAGATTCTTCAAATTTAGAATATGTTTCTTCTAATGAAGGAGGTTTTATTTGTGATGAAGGGGGTGTTGCTTGTGCCGTTTTTGTTTGTTTATCTGAATTTAATTCGTTTTCTGACTGGTTAGGTAGTTTTTTTTTAAATCCTTCTAATTTCTTGTCAATAATAGCTAATTCATTATCTAATACTTGGATTTTATCTCTAATTATATTAGCTTTCTTAGTGAACTCATTTATTCTTATAATATATCTATAAGGTTCCAATTTATTAGAGAAGGTAGTATTCTTAGAATAATACTGTTTATTATCAGGAACTTCTGCTGCCTTTAATATTGGTCCTGACACTATATTCAAAGTCTTGCAAGTTTCATTTACTATATGAGGATCAATAGCACCATCACGTTCGTAGTAGCTTGCTATCTTTCTCAGATCAGCATCTACTAATTCATATATCATTTTAAGTTCAGATTCTAAAATCTCTTTTTCTTTACGTTTGTATTGAATAAGCGTATTTATCTCTTTAGAGATAGATTCTACAGATCTGAACTCAGCAGCTTTAACTACTGGCTCGGGCGGACGATATCTACCGATGTCATGAAAGGCAGGAGAATATAGATAGAAAGGATCTACGTCTTCTGCCTTCTTACTTCTAGGAGTAAAAAGCTCTTTTATAACTTTCTCAGGCTCACAAAGTTCTGTGTCATATAATGCAGTAGCTCTCTTCTCATGATGAATATAATAGTTCGTAAGTCCACTATTGTAAGCAATTCCAACTGAACGAATGTATTCTGGGGATAGATTATTCTCCTCGGCTACCTTCTTCAAAGCCTCAGTTGGAGAATGACCTTGATCTACTAGATTATTGACACTATCAAGATATTTACTAAGTTTCTCTACTGTTCTCTCGGTTATTATCGGCACCTGTGCCATAAATCGAACTCTCTTTATTATTAGTATCGCAATCTAATATACTTAAACCAGAAACGTTTGGCAATTCTTCTAATTTAACAAAACGACTACCTACAGTCCAATTGATCTTCTTAATAACATCATGAATTCTTTCTGTAATATCTTTATTAACGTCCCCGACATCCAAATCTTTAGAAAGCTTAGCAATCTCTACAAACTGACCAAGAATATTAGAAAAAGTATCCATATCACTAGTTTTGTTCTTTAATAATTCGACAGTTAATAACTGCTTAGCATAGGAAATACCGTCTATATTAGATAGTGAATCCGCTGAATTTAAAAGATCTTCTGACGGACTTTTATTAATAATGAATTCCAAAGCTTCTGGAGATCCAAAGTAAGCTACGTGTTTCCACAATTTATAAGTATCAAAAGCGTCGTCAAGATAAGTATTATATATTATAGAGGAGATATAAGATTTATTCTCTATTCTATCTAAAACATTAAAAAATAAAGCTTCATATGTTTTTACTACTTGTGGTTCCAGATTAAATCTGCTAGCAATAGTGAGTATCTGTTCTCTTGCTAATATTCTTGCCTCTATTTCTTTAGAAAAAGCATTAGAATCTTCTTCATAGAGTTCCCATGCTCTGAAAGCATGGGGTAGATCTCTTTTTATAGCTAAATATTCTTGCAATGAATTAGCTTGCTTTATTCTAGAAGCTAGTTCTATGGCAATGGATAAATATTTATCTTCTTTGTCAACTAGTATTTCTAAAGAGTTATTGTCTACTACCCTGAGCGCTAATAGCCATCTCCAGTTTACAGGACGAGATGGATGATCCTTGGATAACTTTAATAGTGTTTTGTCTATATTTAGATTCAATTTATCCTGAATCATCAATTACCTTCAGTGCAAAGAGCAATACCAACAGACCACGTTGTTACATTTGGCGCAGCGGATCCAAGAGTAATAGCTACATAAATATTGCGTGTTGGATTTGCCATAGACGGTGCTGAAGTAATAGGAGAAACATCAATATTCATATAAGCATAACCATCATTGTCAGTTATTAGAGTATAGGTTCCACCAGCAGATACCTGCGCTTGAGTCGGAATTATTTTGTATAATTCTTTTGGTGTAACACTGAGGTTAATAGCTGGAGTTGGATTGTTAGCCGTTTTTACTACTCTAGCGCTATAGAGATTAACTGTAAATGGTACCGAAGTACCACCCGTTTGTTTTACTACTAATTTCTTAACTTTTCCGTAGAACGGCACGGAAATAGCAAAACCATATTCCGTTTCATTATCAGGTATCTGTAAATCGCCTATTGTACGTTCATATGTAAACATTTATTACACCTCTAAAGAAGTTAATGGTTTGAAGTTAGAAGTATTAGGTCTATTGAATAACCTTACTACCATCTTTCCTAAATTTCTGAAATTATTTCTAACTAGATTTTCTATCTCTTTATAAGATTCTTTACCATATACTTCTTCAATTTTGTCTTTATGCATGTAAATATTAAATAATAGTTGTCCAATAGCATTTAGACCATCTACTATGTCATCAAAATATTTATCTATTAATTCTCTCTCATCAGTAGCATGGATCAAACCAGTAAATACGCTAGTGTCCAGAATTTCTTTTTCCCCGGATTGAATCGCTTGATTGACAATCTTATCAAAATCAATAGTACCTTTGAGATCAGAATAAGGATTATCAGGCAATGGGAGGCCTGGAATTTGATTTACTAGAATAGAGTAAAGAGGACTAGTTGCAGGAGCTTGTCCAAACGAACCTAGATAAGGCTGCATCTTTTCCAATGCAGGTCCTCCTGGAGGCGGAGGAGCATTTGGAAAATTCATATCATCTGCTTTTTTATAGACGTATCTAGCTTCCTTCTTATATGCAACTTTCTTCAATACTTCTTTAGCGTCAGCTTCACTCAAGCCATAGTCTAGAATTAGATGTTGAAAGGCAGCTTTCTTATTCAAGGGTTTGTTATTAATGATTACCTCATCGTTAGATATTTCAAATGCCTTTAATTCACCATCTGCACTCTTAAGAAGAGTACGTAAAATGTCATTAGAACTAACAAGACCATGCCTAATACTATTTATTTCTGCCTCTTCAGAATCAGAGTCTACATAATCGTTTATTAGTTTCACATATTTAGCATTGACAGGAACATGTAATCTTATAGACTTTTCATTCCATTTAGCATTATTATCAAATCTCTTATGGAACTTAATTTCATTAGTTAGAACAGGATCTAATACAAGATGGGTAGGATATGGCTCGATTGGTCCCTCAGATACACAACCACAGTCTAAGTCTACAGAGAATAGTGTCCTACCTCTATGTTGTTTATCTAATTTCTTTAACTGCCTAATAGGAGGAGTAGCATTATTTGCTGTAAATACTATATATCTGCTGTAATAATCTTTATTACCTTCGATATTTCTTAATGACTTAAAGTCATTAATAGAATGTTTATCATAGTCTTTTGGAGTATTAATAGCCACTAAGCTATCAGAATAAGCGACAAAGCCAAGGTCACCAGAATAAGTCTTTAAGATTTCACCATCTTCTGCCATTCTATAAATAGGAACTACTAAATAAGAATGCTTAATATGCTTATCACGACGCTTTCTTTCGTTCTCATTAGAAGACGAATAAACATCTTCATCAAATTCAGCTACGATAGGTACTACAAAAGCACACACTCTAGATAGATCGGCAAGTAATAGATGATAAAAACCTGCTTTATCTACCGTCTGTGCTTTCTTATTGTTAAATTCATACGGTTTTATAATAGTAGTTTTATTTCTCTTATCCTTTACATAATATCCTTGTCTTCTAAGGGTGGCCAATTCTGTCTCAGTAAGTTTATGAATAGCGTCTGAATGGATATTAGTATAAATCTCTACATCAGCAGGTTTACCAGATTCCTCCAATGAAGGAATTACTGGTTTTTTGTCAGTATCAGCCGCTGTTTTAATAGCTTCTTTAATACGATTCAAACCATAGGCTTTGTCAAAAGATTTAATGTAAATAGGATGCTCAAGTAAAAATTCACTAAATTTCCTTGCGGCAGAAGCGGATTTAGAAAGTAAATCTAATAATCTCTCTTTTCTCTCTACTTTAGGTGCTCTTTTGTTATTTACTAGTTCTACAGAGAAAGGTCTTAGCCATTCAGGTAGGTCCATAGCCCACTTGAGCGTATAAGGCTTAAATTGCATTAAATTAGGTAATTCAGATAATAACGATTTAGATAGAGCATCTACTGGACTACCTACAGCTGCTTTAGAAGAATTAATTAATTTCTTTACAAATTCTCTCTCAAGAGGAATCCAGCGCTTAAAATTATGAACAAAGAGAAGATCTAGGCCAAAAATGTCTCCATCAATAAAGAAAATAGGAATATAACAAACTAAGTTGTTTATCTTAAAACCAAATACACCAAGGGCTCTATTAGCGTCTCTGTTCTTTTCAACTAACTGAAATCCCAATTCATAAGGAAGTAGATCTGGGGCTACGTCTTGTATATAAGCATGAGCAATGTTGCTCAAAGCAGCTTCATAATTACCTTCATCCCCCTCTGCGGCTGCAAATTTATAATTACCCAGAAACCTCTTTTCAGGTAATTTTCTTAAGACAGAAAAACTAGTACTTAAGCTAGAAGTCATAATTCAAAAACTCATTTGCATCAACTTTGCAGAATCTTTTTAGGCCACTCCGTGGCAAATGCTTTCCCGGTAACGAAAGGAGGTACATAAGAAGTAGAGAAAATCTCACTCTTATGTCCCTCACTAACAGCTTTTATTAAGCTTCTCTTCTGTCCAAAGGTACCACCTAAAAATCGTACTAACCAATCTGGATCATAATCAATAACTTTAGCAGCCGGAACCATGTAAGGTTCAAATGGCGGAGGATCGTCATGTACTAAAACATTGTCAATATTAAATTGTTTTAATATTTTCACCATAGATGGTGCAATAGCTGTTCCGATAGTATAATGTAAAACTGGCAATTCTAGATATTTTCCTGCAGCTTTATCTACTGATATCCATTTACTACCTTCCCGTGGTGTCCACTTAGATTCTAACCACGTGTAAGATACCACATCTCCAGGAATGTAATTCCCTATGGGTTGAGTTAATTTTACATGATCTATTAATCCAGAAACTAATATTTCAAAGTTTCTTCTTATTATATTAAAACCTGTTTGCTTATAAATATCTCTTAATAATTCTACATATTTCCTTCTACCTTCTCCAATGCCTTTATGCTGTACTAACTTAGAAATATTTGGAATTCCAGAACTAATAGGATCACCAGCTTCTACAAAGTCACCAATTTTTACATTTACTTCTTCTTGCGGAGGTACGTAATACTGTTCATTATCAATGGTAACAATCTTACCACCAGCAGAAGCATCCGTAATGTTTTTAACAGTACCTGCATTGTCGGTATGTACAGCTCCCCTATATTGTTTGGGTACTTGCAAAGCTAGAATCAAAGAACCAATGTCTATCTTAGTCTTAGAAGTACCACCAGAATGTTTAGCCCCAATAACCATTTGTGTTACAGGTTCACCTAGAGATTGAGAAGCAATTATTCCAATCATATCCCCTGGGCTTAACATTCTACCGTTTTCCATTAATCCAACATCTTTAGCAGTTACTCCACCACCTGGTAGTCTTTTGGTTAAAACGCTTCTGACAAGAATCTGGTTAAAACCTTTATTTTTCAAATCAGCTAATATCTCTGGAGTTAATAAAGTATTTCGTTTATAGCCGCCTACATCTGCGGCAAGAAAGCTACCAGCATTATCAGGATCTGAAGTATCTACTGGTAATCCAATAGGTAGTGGATCCTTACCTTTATAATCAACAGCAGTGACTATAAGTCTATGAGCAGCATTAGTTAATTGTTTGCTTAGGTACCCAGCATCTGCTGTTCCAAGATTCGTAGTCACGAATCCTTTTCTGGCGCCGAAAGTTGCTAGCCAGTATTCGCTTGGTCTTAGACCCATTGAATAACCGCGTAATACTGGAACAGGAATAGGTCGATTCTTATGATCTACGTAGAGAATATCACCCGTTAGAAGTCTTCTAATATCTACAGGTTTACCTCTAGTACCAGAAGAAGACTGACCGTAAAGAGCCCCACCTCTCTGTTTCAATATCTCTTTGGTTTTTTCCAAGAAGAGATCATCATATTTAGATACTATATCTATTATTTTACTAGACTTTTTATCCCAGTCTGTAGTGGAATCGGAAATTATTTCTCTAACTTTAGAATATAAATCTTTTCTTAGATTATCTAATTCGTATGTAGGAGCTAATTCCTCCCAAGAAAAAGAAGACTTTGGGTGCCGATATGCAAAATCGGCACCCAAGTTCCCTAACTTCAAAGAAATCTCTGGAAATTTATCTGGATACTTCTGAGCTACTTTAGACAAAAGAGCCCTTATCTCTTTTACGTCTAAAGTACCAGATACTTTTATATCCTCTGGTAATATTGCATTTATTAAAACAGCACCTGCTGTAGTCATTAATTAATTAGAGGTTCTCGTTCTCGCCTCTAGAAGTACCAGCCTTATTAGTTAAAGCATCTCTAATATCTTCTAGTACCCTTAACATTGAATCTGCAGAATTAGCGAAACCTTTTTCTACAGCATCAATCACTAAGGTTTTGAACTCTTCGGGTTTCATTTCCATTAGAGTACTGGTAGAAGTACCGGTACCTTGCTCCTCACCGACTTCAGAGCCAGGAGCGCCAGAATTATCAGTGGACTCAGGAGCACCGCCGGGCGGAGAAGCTAATAACTGCATCAATTCCGGAGGAAGCCCACCGCCCATCGGAGGAGGAGCGCCTCCACCAGGAGGAGCCCCGCCACCCATCATTGATGGATCCATAGGCATACCTCCAGGCGGAGGAGCCATACCCATCATGGCAGGATCCATTGGAGTAGCACCACCACCGGGAGGAGCTGCCATACCCATCATGGCAGGATCCATAGGCATACCTCCAGGAGGAGCACCAGGAGGAGCACCGCCACCAGGAGGAACAAAGGCGTTCTTTTCGGAAGCTAATTTAGCTAAAGCCTTCATGAAAGCATTAGGATCTAATTGAAATAAATGAGAACCTTTCATTCAAACTCTCCTAATAAAAAAGACTAACCAATTTCTACTGGCGTATTTATTGTAATTTCACCTCTATTATATGCTTTAAGTAGGTCGCCAATAGATTTAAACCTTACAGGTTTTTTAGTTTTATCTTCGTAAGCTGTTGCCAGCCATAAACCTAAAGCATACTCTCTAATCGGAGGATATAACAGTCCAAAATTAGCAGAAGAGAATAAATTCTTTGATGGTAGCATTTTCATCTTAGCTTCTTTTTGAGCTTCATCAAGTATGGGAAGATGTACTTGAACAGCATCACCATCAAAGTCTGCTCCAAAAGCTGACGTTATTTGAGGATTGAATTCTACTACTTTATTCTTTGTAAGAACTGGCTTAAATGCCATTACACCATATCTATGCAGTACTGGCGCTCTATTTACTATAACTACCCTGTTATTTATCTCTTCTAGTAACGCATCTACTGCATATTTAGATTTATCATTATATGCTTTTATTGCATCTACTAGAGAAAGTCCGCGTTTAGTCAGATTTCTTATTATTACTGGCCTGAATAAAGTCCAGGCCATTTCTATGGGAATACCTACATGATCTATATCCAAGGCAGGATTTGGAATGATTACAGCTCTACCTACCAAGTCAGTAGTTATACCAATAAGCTTACGCATTACATAGCTTGTTTTAGACCTGGTACCTACTATCTGCTGTAATAAACCCCTTAACCCCTGCTGCTTATGTTTAACTTGAATAGGATCACCTATTCCTGCTACAGCCTTCATGCCGTTGTAGACAGCAAGTCTAGCTTCTGATGGATTTTCCATGAATTTCTTCTGAGAATTTAATATTTCATTAGCTTCATACAAATCTTGATACAAAGCATTAACATCAGCTACCGTTATTACTTTATTAGTTAAGGAGACTGGACGAAAGATTGGTGGAATAATAGGCATTCTCGTCCAGAACCATTCTTCTGGCTTTTGATTAGTTTGCTTTATAGCCCGTAGATATCTAATCTTCTTTATCAAAGCACTTTTTTTGCTAGCAGGAGCTACTTTGTAATTGCGAATAGCTGTATCTAGTTCTTTATCAACATTAAATTCTGATAAGACTTCCTTAAGGGCTTCTGGCCCTAATTTATTTGAACCTTCAAGAGTTTTCTTTCCTATTAGAATGTCAATGTAATCTTTCTCTGTTAAATCCAATAATGTACGAATTACATCTTCCATTACTGGATTTGGAAATGGTTCAGATAATTCAAAATAGCTCCAATGCCTACCATCTAGACCTCCAGTAATAGTCGGATCAAATAAACCGCCTGTTATTGGCTTAACATCATCACGTAATACTTTAACAGTATTTGGATTTCTAATTACCCTATCTGCAGTCAGGTTAGCGATATCAGAGTTTGTAAGGGCGAAAAGATTCAAAGTGTCGTTGTTACTTTCTATATTTATACCTGCAGCTTTTAATAGGTTTACAAATTTATCATAAACCAATGTTGATGTATTGACTGTGGGAGTAGCACCACGCATGAAATCTAGCCAAAATCTGTCATTTCTTTGTCCTCTAACAAACTTGGCATCTCTAATAACATTGAAAGCATTGTGACCTAAGATACCCATCAATTCCAAGAAACCTATATATTTTGCCCCTGTCTTACCTCCTCTAGCAGGCATGTCTTCTGCTGTATATTCAGCAGTCTCTCTTTCTTGCAACTTAGATTCTGCCATGTGATGCAATTTCATCACATATTTATATCCAGTTAAAACATTAGGAATATATGTGCCAAATTTTGGGTCATAAACAGTATCTGTGGGGGAAACCCTATTGGCCTTCAACATATTATCAGCAAAAACGTAATAGTCGCTCATGAAGGCTGGAACAAATACAGGTTTCTTATTTTTAGCGGCAATTTTACCTAGAACAGCCTCATAGATTTGCCCCATATTACCTCTAGTAGCTAGTCCTAGAGGATTAACTAGTAAATCAAAGGGTCTGCCTAGACTATCTCTAGGCATTTCACTATCAGGAATGATCCTAGCGATTACACCCTTGTCACCAAATCTACCGGTTAACTTGTCTCCTTCAATTGCTAAAGAATTAGACTTAATGTTGATATAAAGATTGTCTCTTCCTTTATGAGTATCTATTACTACACCAGGATTTTCATGATCCCAAATAATAGATGCATCAGAAAGTATCTTCTTTTTTGCTCCTATTCTACCCGGATCTGCAGATTTTACAGCTAAAATTAATGGTTGTCCTTTAATAGCTTTTCTACCTGGTTTTAAGAATCCATTTTCATCATAGTTATTGTAAAATTCCTCTGAATACTTACCTGGAAACGCCGCTTTATAAGCATCTTTTCCAGTGATTATGTTTGGAGCTATATCCAGAGTTTCTTGATACATATGTTCAGAGTTTAATCTTTTAGCAAAAGATTCAGATACCACGTAAGCATCTTCATAGTTGTAACCACGATAAGGTAAAAATGCTATGTAAGCATTTAATCCGAAAGCGGGATTGCCATTCTTATCGGAGAAATTAGAAGTCGCTAATAATTGGTTCTTGTATACTTCATCCCCTGTTTTAACTACTGGGGTGTTATGAATGAACGTCTTTCTATTGAAAGGGAAATTATTGTATAATTCGTATACAGTTTTCTTATTAGATCTTTTGTCTCTGACAACTATTCTATTAGGACTTACAGATTCTACTATTCCATCTACATCACTTTTAACTACACCGTAATATTTATATGCAGCTCTTTGGAAAGAGTTATCTTGATTAGGTAGCTTCCCCTGAACTAGAGGTTCTTCAGCATTAATTAATGGAAGGGCCTGCAAATGCATTTGCTGACCCATCATGATACGTTGGGGGAAGGTTGTTCCTTGTGCAGGTAGAAAATTAGTAATTGTATTGAAATATTGTTCCCCATAAGGTAGTTCGTAATCTACTTCTTCTCTGTTGAAATATCTAATTCTGCCGTTCTTAGATCCCAATACATAATTATCTTTATTATCCATTTCACCAGGATAAACTACTACGGCATTAATGAGATCTTCTGGAGAACGCCATACGAATTTACCGGACTTTACATCTTTAAATACTGTATAAAGTTTACCGTTCTCATCTCTCCTAGTAAGATATGCAAGTCTTAAATCTACGCCTACTCGCTTTAACTTACCTGTTACTGCTGGATCTATAAAACCCATGTGGGTCTGATGTACAGATCTAGCTTCCTCTGGTACGGCTTCTACTTGTTCAATACCACCGGCGCCTAACTTAGTAACTCTGTATAGTCTATCGAGGGTCTCAGTGGGATTAATTTCTTCCAAAATCTCGGCTAAGCCACTACCGAGAAGTAAATCTGAGATGCCTGTCCAATAATAATTACTAGGGATAACGCTTAAATCGAAATTCTTTCTTACAGCTCTAGGAATGAACTTACGTAATCCTTGATGTGCTCTGAATACATATTCTGGAATTAAATGTTCTACTCCTGCTATTTTCTGGAAGTGTAAAGCATCACGCTCATCAGCTTCTGCTTCTCCCTTCCATACTTTTAGCATTTTCTTAGTAGCTTCAAGCATTACGTCTGGAGTGACATGGGTAGCAGGAATACCAATAGTTAGCTGGGTAGCTGTTGGATCTAACTTCATGCTCTCTAATAGTTTAGGAAGAGCTTGATTTATCTGTTCTGGAGATAATCTGTTCTTAAATAATTTAGCAATGTTAGCTTTAGCTCCGGCAGCGGCGTTAGAAGCATATAGTTTCTGACCCCAAGCACTTAGAATCTTTTCATCAGGGACGTTGAGTGCTTTTAGAACGGTAAATAGTGGAATATTTACATTACCAAAGGACATGTAGAATATACCCTTTTCAGGGTCAAGGGTATAATGATGAGTCAATCCTTTGACAGTATTTACGAAAGTATCTGCATTACCATCACCACGGAGACGTATGAAGACGCCAGGCTTTAAACGTAGTTGATTGGCAATACTGTAAGCATTTCCATTGAAAATGAAGGATCCATGACTAGTAAGATAAGGTACTCTAGCTACTAACTGCTTTCTTCTAGCTATCTCTTTCCCAGTCTTGGCATCAATAAGAACATAATCGCCTACTAGTCTTCTAGTAAGAGAATTACCTTTAATAATTGCATCTCTTTCGTCTTGAATAGAAAACTTATCAGGGTCAGCATATTTAAGATTCTCTAATTTAAGAACATAATTACCATAAGCGTGTGCTGGAGCAGAAGATAATGTTTTAAGTACATTATCAAAGATTTTATGTCTGATTGCTTGAATGTCATCTACTGCTATAGAATTCTTGGGAATGTCAGTAATAGTAGGTAACGTTGGAGATGTATCTACAGACTTAAAGGTATCAGGATTCAATTCTTCAAGTTCTTGAACAGGCCTAGCTAATGTCTGCATAATTAAATTTTCTGTTCATTAAATAATTCTTCAAGGCTGACAGAAGATTTATGTTCTTTAGTAGCAGTTTCTTCTAGCTTATGCTCAGATTCGAGTTTATTCTCGGGAGTAAAATTCTTGACTATAGGAGTTCTTCTGGTATTTTTCTGTGGAGAAGATTCCATTGCTGCTAATCTATTCAATTTCTTCATCAAGCTAATAGAGAATTTGTTTAGAGCTTGCACATCACTTAGTCTAGTACCAGCAATCTGAGCATAGCTTTCAATCATATCTTCATCAGATTCCACTTCTTTAGTCTTAGCAGCATAAGTTTCTTGCGCTTTGCCTATAGTATTACCTAAGAGATACATTCTTAATAAAGCACCGTATCCTCCAGTCCAATCCATAATCTTAGAAGTTATAAAAGGAGATGCGATAACACTTGCTATAGTAGCTAGCGGAAGTAATGCTGCTTGCCAAGTAGCTTTCTTAGATAACTTTTGACGTTCTTTAGCTAGAAGCCAAGTATTAGTTAATACTTCATCTAATTCTTTTTCTACTTCCTTAGATTCTGCTTTAATATTCTCGTAATCTTTTTTATTCTTGAAATAACCGAATAAAGCGGCAGCTCCACCTACTATAGTTATAGGTAAAATCATTTTAAGAACATAACTGTCTGCATTAGATAATAGACTCTCAAACAGACTGGGCTTTCTAAACGGCCAAAAATCAAATGACCCTTTCTTGGATAAAGAATTAGTTTCTATATTAGTAAATTCATCAATAGTAGGAATATCGACTCCGTATAAGTCTTCAAGATATTCTGCATCAATATCGTAAGATACTTCTTTACTTATACTAGATTTTCTTTTACGCTTTTGATAGTCGTTAAGAACGTATGTAAAGAGTCCACCTGTAATTATTAGTGGAACCAAGTTTTTAGCTGTAAAACTAAGACCACCTAACATTTATTTATCCCTGTGCTCGTAGTAGGATTGAACCCATTCTACATATACTAACATAGTTTTATGTTCATTATTCCACATTCTATTGATATACAGACATTTAAATAAACCATTACAAATTCTATCCATAACCCAATTATAATATTCTTTATCTTCTGGCTGACTCAAGTCAAAAGTTTGACATTTAAAATCATTGACTAATACGAGTCTATTTCGTTCTTCTTCTTTTAAGTCAACTACTGGACCTCTAAATGGTATTCCTTCTATACCAGGCCAAGATAATACACCACCATGTCTAGGATCCTGCTCACCTTTAAATTTGGTGTCAAAAGAAGGAGGTAATATATCCTTGCCCCCTAAAGTGGGGTCAAAAGGCATATTCAGGAAGTTTTCATCCATGATTACAAGTATTTGTTCTGTTTAATATAGAAACTAGCAGATTTAGTCTGTTGCTCTTCTTCGTCAGAGGTCTTATTATTTCTTATCAACTCTAATGATTTATTTATCTCTTCTCTAAGTAGCTTTTTAGCTGTTTCTAGACTCGCCTTGTTTTGTGCAAGTGCTACTTCCTTGGCTATTATTTTGCTTCTCTTTACAGAAGGAAAACTTAAACCAAAAGTATTCCTGATATTAGCTAATGCATTACCGATTGCGGTACCAGATAAATTATGAATTATGGGAAAGTAGCTCGCTACATAGCTAGCTGACGTTGGAATAGCAGTATATAGGAAGTTACTAATATGATCTATAACAGGGGTGGGCGTATTCGTAGGATTAGGCATGTATTACTCCGTAATTACCGTATTGTAATCTATTCCATTTAGAAAAATATCATCTACGTTAGCAGAATTCGATGCTCTTAATTCGTATATTTTTCTCATGAAAGCTTTGCCAGAAGGTCCTAGCAAATTACTTTCAAACAAAGGTCTAGGACTAGCAGAAGGAAAGATTCTACTAGGACCGTAATTAGCCATAGAAAGTTTAACTGGTCTACTATCTTCTAGTTTCTGCTGTAAAATCTTGGGATTGGAAATATCCCCTTTCTTATTAGCTTCTTTAACACATTCCATAGCGTCTTCTAACATCTTCTTAGCTTCTCGCCGATCAATAGCTGAATGAATACCGTAGGCTGCTATCACATTTTTGATAAAATCACTGATAAATACATATTTAGTAGCATTCTCTACGCTTTCCCTAGAACTACCAGCTTTAGATGTATCTAGGATAGCAATAACACCATCAGCAGCCCAAAATTCATAATTTCTAAATTTGTAGCGCTTTCCCGATTTCGTCATAAGTCTTATCTCCAGTATTTAATAATACGTTCTTAACAGATCCAGTAAAACCTTTTAATAATCCAGTAAGGCGACCTGTTCTTTGTAGATCTTCTTTAACATCCCTGGGTAAACCTAGTATAGGTACGGCTAAATCACCTAATAGCCTACCGAACAATGATCCTAATTCCATATTAGCAGATACTTTAGCAACATCAACAGGAGTTACCCAATCAGAACCTCTATACATAGAAGCTGTTAATGGCACAGTTACTAACAGAGTTTTCTCCCAGGGAGATAAATCAGTATCTAATACTGTCTTACCCCATTCAGATACATCAAATTTAGCAGCTAATTTAACAGAAGCTTCTTTTATGAATTCAGGATTTATATCATCTATTATTTTCTTTCCTGTTAAATCTTCAGCAAGTACTCGAAGTTTCTTAGCATGATAATCAATAGCAGATTTAGTCAGTGCCTCTTGGATTGGAGAAGGAGTTAAAAGACCTTTTAATCCGTGTGTACTGAGATTTTGAATTCCGTGGATATAAAATGGTAAAGAAGCACCTAATAGAGAACCAGCTAACCAAAGCCTTTTTCTGAATTTGCTATCTGCAAAGAATCTAGGAAAAGCAAATTCCAAAGTTCTACCAGCTAGATCTCCTAATGCCATTCCGATAAGAGCATCTAAAGCCATAGCAGTTAATGGATTAGGTCCACCTAATATCTTCTGAATATTGTTATGGACTTTAACAGGTAATTCTAAAACAGGGATATCTAGATAAGAAGAAGCATCTCCTTTCTTAATAAAATTATCTACTTTCTTTAGAATGTCTATGGCTAATAACCATTTCTCATCTTCTTCTGGTAGAACAAAACTTGCCTGCTTTTCTTGAACTGTAGGATAGTCTTCGTGCAAAGCAATGAAAGAAGGGGCTCTCAAGGCGCCAGAAGGAAACTTCTCTTGATAAGTTACCCTAGCTCGTCTTCCTACTAGAGATTCAACATTTTCCATCATGAATTTTCTGAATTCATCAGAAAATCCAGTTCCTACTGTACCTACTACAGGGCCGTCAGGGGTGTAGCTATATTCAAAAGCACCAGCAGAATCTGAATATTTCCCTAGTCCTGGAATAATTCTTTTTATATATACATCTTCTTCAGGTCTTATTTTATATTTGTATGGATAACCATACCTTCTGTAGACAACTATTCCCTCTTTTGTAAGAGGATGTTGCCCAGATTCTATTTCCTGGAGTAATTTCAGGATGTCCTCTTTCTTATCTACATAAGGAATTACTGTAAAAGTATCTTTAGGTAAATATTGTAAGATTTCTAGTAACATCTTACGTCTAGCGGGATAGTCAACTGTTTCTGGATCTAAATGATTTCCACCATAATTTGTGATATCAAATAATCCTATCTTAAGTTTAAGACCGAGATCTCTTAATCTATCCCAAGCATTCTTTACAGAAGAATTTAATACTGCACTAAGTATTTGTGGTTCTACAACTACTTCTGAGCCGTCTGGTAAAGTCTTTACGGCATAAACTTCACCCCGCAGAATACTTCCTGCATACTTTAATGGAAGGTTCAGAGTAGGTTTAGTCTTGAATATCTTATCCGTATATTGGATAGGGTATCCTGTAACTCTGGAAATTCTATGCCCAAAGATTTCTAATCCTTTGTCGCCTAGTTGAACTAAACCAAGAGCACCGTCAATCTTAGGTTCTGCAACTAAATAGTCTTCTTTCTCTAATAGTTGTTGTAACTTCTTTTTGTCAATAACGGGGTATTTTACCTTGGCATAAGGAAGTGGCTTATTTGGAGTGATATTAATTAATAGCCAAGCATCCTTACCGTATTTATCTGTATCAGGTTTTAGTAATATGAATTTACGTGGATGTCTATCAGAAGCAATGGTGAAGTAAATTCTCTTTTTATCAGGATCTATGGCCGTAACGAGAGCATTACCAGAATAAGCTAGAGATACGTTACCTTTACCATAACCAGAAGGTATTTCTCCTACAAAGGTTCTGTAATCGTAGGAATGAAGAGGTTGCTGGATAGCTAATACTTTTTCCCCAGGCGCCGGTAATTTTGCAGAAGGTATAGCCCAAGATAATAAACCAATATCAGAATTTCCTAATCTAAAGTCATAATGTTTGCCGGCGCGTTCAGCGTCATGTTCTTGTAATACTAGATCGTAGAAGTTTCCTTCTTGTAATGCTTTAATATTTCCATAATTTGCTTTATCTGGGATACCAACAGCAAATGGAGGCATAATTAATCGCTACTCAAGGATCTCCCTATAGAAGAAAAATCTGACAGAACAGGTTCTGGCATTGAATCTTCTCTTATAGAAATACTATCTCTTCTTTCCATTACATCTATAGGTTTAATTTCCGTAGCTGGAGTAGGAGTCGCCAATCCTAGGTTTATATCTAGTCCTTTGGGTTGTCTGTAAAATTGGAATACAGTACTAGCCAAATCCCCTACGGAGAATTTCTGTTCTCGCTTACCGGAGCCGATATCTTGTAATGCTGCCATTCCACGGGCAGGTCCACCCCAGCTAGCATTATCATAACCAGCTAGCTCCATTTTATTTACTGCAGATCTAGTTACTACCTCTCTGATCTGTGGCATAGATTGCAATACAGGACCGTGTAGAGCTAAGAAATGGTATATGTTTTTATAACCACCATCTGCTACTACTTTTGATAGCATCGCTTCTCTCACTGCTCTGGATTGGGGATCGTTACCAGGGAAAGAGGCTGCTATAGCTTGAAATCTAGGCATCCAATCTACTTGCATCTGCATTCTTCTTATAGCTTGGACATCATTAGGTGTTAACCAATGAGAATTTTCTTCTGGAGACGATAACATAATAGAAGCTACACCAGGGGCAATTCCAGAAGAAACAAGAACTTCAAAAGCATGCTGTGGATAGATCATAGGAGGAACTCCTCCAGCTTGAATATTTTGATATATCCTACCAGCAGGACTATTCGGAGATACCATTCCAGTTCTTACAGCCTTAGCAATAGCCCCTATAGCAGAACCCATGTAAGAATTTACTGCATTTTCCTTGAGTTCTTCATGCTGCTTTTCCAGCTTTTCTACTGGTACACCAGATTGGCGAATATAGGAGGCTGCTTGTGGATCTAAGGTCAAAGATCTATATTCACCTCCAGCAGCATCTAGTTCAAATCTACGTCTAATTTCTACAGCAATATCTCTAAGAGAAGCAGAAGGAAATTGCTGTGCTACTTGATTAGCTAGAGATAAAGCATTCTCAATAGAAAACTGACCACCACGACGCAGAGCTTCTTCTCTGACAGGAGCTACTATTGCAATAGTATCTATTAAATCATCTGTAAATTGCTGACCGGAACCAAGTCTTACTAAACCGAATTTAACAGCCTTTTCTGCAACTTCTGCTATTTCGTGAGCATCTAATCCTTGATGATATTTAGGATTTGAAAGAATTTTAGTGGCAGCAGATGCTGCTAAATCTGCTAATTCTTCTGGTGAAGCGAAAGGTGTGAGTCTTTCAAAGACTTTATTTAATGAATTAGCTAAAAATAATTTAGATCTAGGATTTATAACTTTAATAGCACTAGGATATGCGAAAAATAGTAACGGATATACTTTTTCAAATAATCTTGCTAGTCTATCTATGTGCTCTTCAACGGGAGAACCTGGTACAAGTGTTGATCTATCAACTCCAGAGGAAATCAATAATCCTCTAATGGCATTTTTCATATCATCGATTTCACTGGGGAGAAGCCTTTTTATAGATTCATAAGATCTTCTATGAGCAGTAAGTCTTTGGATTTGATCCCCTACAGATTGATCTGGTGCTACATGCATCATCCCTTGACCAGACAGAAATACGCTAGCCAAGGGTGCTACTGCTCTATAGAGAGAATACAAAGAGTCTAGTACACCTATTCCTGTAGTAGAAGGTGTTCCTAAAGTAGATGGTGTACCTAGTGTGATTAAAGACTCAGGGGTAGGCATACGTAATATATTATTCCAAAAGATATTAAATTTCTAGTTTATGTTTTGGCTTTTAAAAACTTGCTAAGTACAGCAAGAAGAGATTCTTTAGATACTTTCTTAAGTTTAACATTGTCAACAGACAATCTAGATAAGACATCTTTAGGAGAAGCTATATCTAAGAGAATAGCTAAGTAAAGCTTCCCGTGATCATATTTCATGCCAAGATAAGCAGTCTTAGAATCTTCATTTCCTAGAATTAAATCAGCACAAACTTTGCCATTTTCTACTTTCTCAATATAAACTTTCTTACCATTTATATTTTTGAAGGTAGTACTACGTAAAGAAGCATTTACATTATCAGCTAAGACAGGAGGAATAATATCTGGGAAAGGAAGTAGGTTTTTAATTATACTCTCAGGAGTAAAATGTCTCTTCTTGGAAATAATTACTTTAATCCTAGGAGATATCTTAGGAAATATATTAAATAGTTCCGGAGGATGTTCAATAATATCTCCAAAGAAGCCTAATCTTCCAAACGGATCTGATAGCAGGCTGGTTGCTGGTCTTACTTTTACTAGTTCATCTAATAAACGTAAAGAAGAAAAGGGATCGTCACAAGAACAGAGATCAGAGATACCTTCAAGACCCTCCGTAATTCCAGAGAAGGAATTGGATAATTCTGAGTTAGGGATAACAATAATAATTGAACTTTTGGGCCTAGCTCTTATTGTTCCTAACATTTTTGGAATAACAATATGCTTCAGCTAATTCTGATGTAACTTCTTCTGGAGACTTATCATTTAACGTCTTCAACGTTTCTTTTATGGCTAGATAAGTATCGCCACCATACTTCTTAAAATTATAGGTATACAATAGTTTAGATTTAATATCAGTCAACGTCTCTTCTAACTCATTGAAGTCTCGAATCATTATCTTCTGATTTGCCTTTTAATTCATCTTTCAAAACAAGTGGATCTAAATAGCCTGTATTTATAGATTTCAGTAACAAACCTAGGGAATCTTCATCTTCCCCGAAATAAGTTTCTAACGACGGAGCGTACCAAGGAGCTATTCCTAGAAATAAAAGGAATTTATCCCATTTACCAGGTTTATCAACTTGTTCCCAAGTTTCATAGTTTGTAATGGATGTATTAGAACCTTCGCTATCAACCTGAATTTTACTTAGGTTTTCTTCTATTAATGATTTAGCCAATTCATTAGGATCATCTTCAAATATTGACTTGATAGCCGCTAAAATAGCATTTTCTGAATATCTAGTTTTCAAAGAAAATAGTCTATCTGCAATTGCATCCATTAGCACTAAAAGAAACTGAGATTGTATCTTCTCATTAGGAAAGGATTTCATATCCAATCCTTCCGAGATCGTTATAGAGTCATCAGTGGTACCAGCTAAGAGTTGACTTAAATCTAATTCAGATAATTTCTTCATTTCTCTTCTGCTTGAGGTTTAGTACCTATTAGACTGAAAGCTAAAATATTAGAGAATTTACCCACAGTAGTTAACAAATCTTGCAGTATTTCATCCTCTGCCTTCTTTTGAAAAGTCTTAGGAGGCAGTCCTAGCAAAGTAGCAAGTTTATCTGCAGGCTCTAATTTCTTCCATTCATCAATAAAAGATTCAGAAGCACCTTTAATCATAGCAAGTTTAGAGACAGAAGCAGGATACATTCCATCATATTCATTATTCTTGATTTCAGAGTCTACCCTATTATCCAGGTATTTAGCATTCTTCTCACCCAAGACAGCAGAGATAAAGGGATCATTGACTAGGGATCCTCCTGCTTCTTTAACGTTCTTAATATAATGAGCAAAAGATTTTCTAACATAATCATCGCAGTCTGGTATTGTTACGTATTCAGCATTTTTAGTCATATAATGACTAAATAAGAATTCACCGATAGTATCACAGCGCTCAAATATCTTTTCACAAATATATTTAGAATTAGCAGCGTCAGAGTCAGAAACAAGACTGGCGGTTTTAACTACTTTATCTGGATTCAGCTTAGAGCTGAGAAAAAATAATAATCTACTAGATTTCCATCCATTGTCAATTTTATCTAACAGATGTCTATCCATAATTTTTTTACCTTCTATGACACTAACTTTTCCATAAGAGTCATAAATTCAGAAACAGGATCTGTACGTTGGGGAGCGAGCTGTCTAACTAATTGCAGTTTAGCAAGCGCGCTATTCATTCGCGTATTCTCCAAAGCAGCTTGACCTTGTGCCTTTGCTATTTGACTTTGTAACATTGATGCTTCTGGATCAAATATATTAATTCCTGCCGAGCCTAAGGCTTGCAAAGGATTGATTCCAGCAGCAGCAAAAGATCTAGCAGCTCTCTTATAAGGCTCTGGGAGACCCTCTAAGGAATTAGCCACACGTTCGGCTTCCCATACATTTGGGTCCCCAAGCCAGCGTTTCACTCCATAAGAAATATAATCTCCAAACATACCTAAAAGAACAGGAGCAGCGCCAGCTAACGCATAGAGAAGGGGACCGTATGCTGTTTTGACGAAAGGAGCTTCTTTTGTATTAGTACAATAGATGTTTAACATTTTATCAGTCAAGGTGTCCATAATCGACTCCATTGTTAGTCAGAAGCAGGTTTAGTACTAAAGGCCTAGTTTCCTTCTCGTTTCAGCATCACGAACGACATTTGCTACAACATGCTTATACTCAGAATTGCCAGCCCCAAATACATTCATAAGGGTAGTTTCATTAAGGTTAGACTTCTCTGATAGATACTTAAGGCCCCTTTCAACAATATATTCATCTCTTGCTCTTCCTACTTGAGATACGGGCCCGCTCTTTAGTCTATCAAGAGCAGCAGCTACACCATTAACTACTCCTTCAGAATCAGGATCTTCTCTAAGTGCTGCATAACGCGCTAAATCTTTTAGTATTACATTTGCTCTCGCTTTATTAGGATAACCTGTTATCCCAAAGGTGTTTGGAACTATAAGCTTAGCATAGTCAAATACTTCGTCAAAAGATGGAACAGGAGCTGTCTCTTTTAAGCCTTTTACAGTCTGTGCTAGAGCCTGAATGTGTGCTTCTCGTTCCTTTGCAACAAGAGTATGATTGTACATTCTTTGTTCCAAGATCCTTCTACGTTTTTCACTCTGAAGAACATTAGCCGCTTCTGGATTTCTAGGATATATTCCACGAGCTGCCTGCAAAGTACGATAACCCGCATAAGAATCTAGCACAGCTTGTGCCCCACGGCGCATAAGTTCTTCCCGTTCTCTCCGTGCATCCTTTAATATGTTGTTTATTGGATTATCTATTTCAGGCAATGACTTAAAGACTTCATCTAAGGCTGTTCTAGCCACTTCGTCTACTTTCTTCATTTCTTCGTGACGAAATTGCATTGGGTTTCTATACCCACTATTATAATCTCTACGAAGAACTTCATTAATTAATTCATAAAGAATAAAAGGAGGAATATGCTCAAGAGAAGTAATTCCGGCTACAGAGGTAGGTGTAAAACCTGCAGTTGTACTTCCAGTAGTACCGGCAGCAGTACCTGCAGTTGTACTTCCAGTAGCAGGCCCTACAGCAGTACCTGCAGCAGGACTTCCAGTAGCAGGCCCTACAGCAGTACCTGCAGCAGGACTTCCAGTAGCAGGCCCTACAGCAGTGCTTCCAGTAGTAGCTGCTGTAGCGCCTCTAGTACCTGTCGAGAGACCTCCAGCCGCAGGAGCAGAATCAGTAGTATCCGAATCAGATTCCATTCCTACAGAAGACGAGAGAGCATCTAAACTACGTTCACCTCCATCCGCTGCTTTCTTAGCATATTTAGTTAAATACAAATGTAGCAAATCCATTTTTAGCTACCTCGTTCTCTATGCGTTTAAACTTGTTTTTTAGGTGATTGTGGCTTTTTCAATATTTTGCTAGCAAAAGGACCTAATCCTTCGCGTAACGAATCCATGATACTACCGATATTGACTTCATTTCTATATGGATTTCTAGATATCGTATTTAATACTTTAACCATATTAGGTGTACCAGGAGTAATTGATAATTTAGGTAATGGTACTAATTTTTTGTTAGGAAGATTCGTTTCTAAACTTGATAATTTTAACATAAACTTACAAAAGTCGATAGCAAAACTTGCTTTCTTTTTAGACTTCCTTTCTGGTAGAGCTTTATAATTCTTAGTATGTTTCAACCATTTCTTTGCAGTACCCTTTGGTACTTTACCTTCAGATTCTAGTACATATAGCTTCCTCAACTGCGCTTTACTCTTTAGAGGCATTTCTTTCCTCTTGATTCTTAATAACTACAGCGCTTTCTACTAGAGTCATGAGAGTTATCACAACTTCTGGTGATATAGAAAACAAAAAAGCGGCTATCTTATGATCGTCATCACTCATTTGTTACATTCTCTTCAGGAGAATTTTCTGGGACAACTTCTTCAGTACGCCTTCTACGTCTCCTAGGAGCATCTTCAGATTTAAGTTCAGATACATCTTCACTTTTAACTTCTACTACCTCAGGTTCCCCAGATCTAACTGGATTGGAAGGTACAGGCTTTAAAGGCACGAAACCATCAAGCTGAGGTCCATTTTCATTACCTTCTACTATGATAGGTTTAGCATCAGGGTCTGGTTCAAAAGCTACAAAACCGTCAGGAAGTAGATAATTTTCATCCATTTCTTTATTTCTCCAATTAAAAATAGTGGGTATGAAACAAATTCACAAATTTAAATATAAACTAGTAATTTAATAAAAAGCAACAGCTAGTATCTTGTCTGCATTATGTCGTTAGTATTAATTTACTACATAGGAGGTTGTACAGAACCGGCAGCTGCTTGAGCCGCTTGTTGCTGTCCCATAATTACTCCTTGGCGGCTATCCGCAGCCCTCATATCATTCAATTTCTCTTTAACTACCATCCATAGCATTTCATTCTTAACCTTAAGCTGCCTCAACAAGGAATCCTTCTCAGGCTCGGGTCTACCTCTAATAGACAGAGCTACCTGTGTAGCTAGATTATCTAGCTCCATAGGATTAACATTTTGCATGGGACCTTGTGGTAAGCTAGCCAAGATTTGAGATACAGGATCATAAGCCATTGAAGCGCCCTGTTGTGGGGGTGCACCACCTCCTCCACCAGGAGCGCCTCCTACGCCTCCTGGAGGAGCTTGTTGTTGCATTTGCTGCATGTAAGCTCCAGAGGCCATGTCTTTACCTAGATTTAGTTTTTCTATTCTTTCTTGAGCTTTATTAGTCTCTTGAGCAGACAGGATCTGCTCTTCTAACTGTCTCCTGAGATCTTCTTCATAGTTCATACCCATAGAGCTAAACATTTCATCCTTACTTAGCTGACCACTCATAGCAAGTCTAGACTTAAGCATCTGAGTATTAATGTCATCAACGTGAGTCGGAGAGGCTAGTCTAACTCTTACAGGTTCCCAATCTAATTCTGAAGAAATTCTATTTGATAACCAAGATAAGAAACCATTAAGTGCTCCTACTAAATGATTCCAGTTAGAATTTAATACTCTCATAGCAAAAGGGGCCGAGCTTACTTGAATTGATCCTTTGTAGAATTCAATTGGAATGCTCAGACTATTTAATAACTGATCTACTGCAAATTCAAACATTTCTCTTGGAGCAAGATTTCTACCATCTCCACCAATAGATTTATAATCAAGTGGATATGGAGAAATATGCCACAAAGTAGGATCCCTTCTACGCATATCTAAAATAGAAGCTAATCTAGCAGAGAAACCGCCGAAGTTGATATCTCTAATAGGATCACCACCTTCCATAGAAGATCTAGGCATAGGAGTAATAATTCTTAATGGTAGTACATAGTCTAAAGCAATAGCCTCATTCATTCTATGAAGCACTTGTACGTACCATGCTTGTTGGATGCAAGAAAAGATTCTACTTAATCCCCAACCCTTGAGTCTTACTCCACTCAAAGATTCTTCTTTCCCATGATAAATAGTATCTCTGTTAAATTTTAAATCAGAATTAGTATCAACAGCGTCAAGCACTTCTCTAGGTACTGATCCAATAGTTCTATTAGTAGCTTTATTTCTTATAAATTCTTTATATTCCTGAGGAATTACCCATAGAATGTCGTAATTGCCAGTAAAGTCATCAAATTCAAATAATCTGATATCATAAATTTTCCACCTTTTAAGTATTAATTTACTATTCTTATCTTTATATTCCTTGGTTTTAAACTCTACATGTTTTTCACAACTATCACATATTCCTTGGAATTTACCATTAGAATATTTAATTCTGTTATTAAATTTACTAATAGATTTAGTGAAACTACATTCGGGACATCGTGCTATTCTATTTATAGATGGTAAAACAGAAACAAAGAAATTACCATAAGTTATGTAATCAAAAGCACAATATCTTAAGAATTCCTTAATTCTCAGATCATTGACAAGATAATCATAATATTTCTTTCTAAGAGAATTATCTGCGTTCTCTACTTCTATATCTGTAATGAAGAAACTGATAATTCTATCTATGGCAGAACGTAAAATTCCGCTCTTAATAACAATGTACTCACAATTGGCAACGAGAACGCCGTTAGCTACATATTTGTGTAAATCTGCAATAGTTAAACTGTATACCGGTCCAGTGTAGTGATAATGTAATACTTGTTTAACCCTTCTAAAGATATAACCGTCTTTGTAGACAACATCTTTAGAAAATGTAGTCCTAGGTTTAGGTACAAAAGGGTCGTTAAGAATCGGAAATAGGAGATCTCTCTTTATCTTTATTTCAAATAATTCATCTACATAAGATACCATTCCAATAGAGTCTAAGAATCTATTTAATGAATAAACTACGGGAAAAGCATCTGATACAGGAATTCCATCTAATTTAAGATAGTACCAATTAGAATCTTCTCTAGTTTTGTAGTTATCAACTAAAAAGCGTAGATAGTTATGAATCAAGTCGGTATTATTTATTCTTAACAATTCGTTATGAAGAGTAATAGATTCTTTAGATAGCTTTATAAAAGACATTCCTTCTGAAGCATTAACTTCAGCAGAATTACTTTTCCGAGATGGAACTAAAATGTAATGATCTGGTGTAACATCTACTGCTGGGATAAGTTGTACATCAGAGAAATTATCAAATATTACATAAACCTTGTGGTCTGCGGTTACATCTAAGTGGAAACCGCCATGTGGATATATTCTTACCATATCCCCAGAATATTCTCTGGAGATTATATTAGTAACTTCTAAATATTTACCGTTATCTGCAAGTACTTTATCTCCTACTGAAAGTTGTGTAATAGGCTTTATATTAGAATCGCATTCTATCCAAGTATTAGGATGATGACACCACCGTAGAGCATTAGTCCAGTTTGACGGTTGGAATAGGCTAGAATAATCCAAGAATGGATTTAGATGAGATAGTCTATTGGTTATAGGTTGACTTACATCAAATTCTTGGAATGCCATATATTACCTGCTCTTGTGATAAGGAAACACAATAATTTTGTTAGGATCTCTAGCAAACCTAGCTCTTTCTTCTGCTGAGGAAATAGACAACCAACTAGCCTGCTTAAGTACTATAGGTACACTTACAGTGCCCATTCTAAAAGAAGTAAAAGTAATAGTCAATTGCATATGGATAGGAATACGTAGCATCGGGGCATACGTATAATCAAGTTCTACTGGATTTTCAGTAGGTACATAAATGATATTATAAAAATCTATTGTAGGATAGAAATCGAGTAATACATCAGCAGAAATATTTACTTCATGTGTATAGTTAGTAGGAACGAGAATGAATGGTAAAGATCCTGTTACAAAATTGTAGAATTCAGTATCAGGACTGTGTTGTATATCAGTAGTGACCTCAACATTAAGAGAAGCGTCAGCAGCAAACCATTGATCAAGATAAGCAATAGTTGAACTTTCAATATTACTATCTATGTATGCATCAAATTTAATTTGGTTTCGTAAAAAGTGATCAGGTGATACTGTAAGTTCATTAGCAGCAAAAGATAAGAATAGTAAATTAGTACCTTCAGCCTGATTAAATAACTTATGATTCTCTGGTTGAATAATAGATATCAAATTTGATGTTTCGACATAAGAAAGATCTTTGTTTAGTAAGAAAACAGGTCCAAGTAAAGTAGAATCATATGGTTCTACTGGTGGATCATCGTTTGGAGCAGAATTTCTCTCATATTTTATTTCTATCGTAATAGGACCTTCGTACTCAACTGCATCAAAATCAATAGTTGTACTTTGTGTAATAGAAGGAGGTTTTACTGTAAGTGGAAATGTATGTAACCTTCTAGTCTTTCTAACAGAAGAAAGAGCTACCCAATTCCAATTATTCTTAGATAAAAAACCAGTTAAATAAAATGTATGTATCTGATTAGTAGCAGTAATTTTGTTTGGTATTTCATTATCTACAGTTACAGAGAAGTCTAATTCTGGGATAGATAAAGTAAATTTAGGTACTTTAGTTACACTTGGATTAAAATTATCTATAATTACAGGCCTAATAGCAAAAAGAAGCGTAAATTCATTTGTTAATGGAATTTCAGATTCAAATTTTAGTGTCGAAGTTGGAGGCAGCTTAGGAAAAGCAGGTATACCGCGATGGGCATCTAAAGTAGAAGTAGCAAATTTGAAATCATTAAATGAAGCGTCACTAAAGTCTAAAGAATAAGTTACAGGGTTATAGCCTATAGAAGAGAAGAATCTTTCAGATGGAATTATCCCCATCAATAAATGTGTAGAATATCCGTGTAAACTTCTTATTGGACTCCAATTTAACCCTATATGAGGAACCAACATTACTCATTCTAGTATAGATTACACTAACTTAAACTCCATATGTCTAGTATATAGTTCTGCACTTACTATGCACTCCTGATTAGATATATTTAACACAACTAATTTAAATGGATAAGGCAAGATAAAAATATTCTTTACTAGTTTGATTGCAATGTTATCTCTAATTGGTACAACATCTATAACAGGCGATACTTCGTAGCTATCGTAGCTTACGCCACCATCTAAAGAATAAATTAAGTATAAATTTAAAAAAGGAGACAATGTTGGTGCACCAGAAGTAGGAACATATGTTATTTTAAAATCTGCATACATAAACTTATTCAGATCTGAAGAATTATCAAATGGAGTAGAGTATAAAGCTGTACTAGGTGTTGCAGTTGCATTAACTATTATATGACCTTTATTTTCTGCAGAAGTATGTGTATAGATGCTACCCATATCTTATTATCACCTTATCGTTATTCTCAAAACAGGTAATCTAACTATCTGATCTTCTGCGATAAGAACATTATCTAAGCCAGCTTCACCAGTATGAATGTGAGTCCATGTACCAGTATATGTACTAATATTCTCCCCTATAAAAATAGTAGTTTCATCTAAAGTAGAATTGTAAGAGGATCCAGGCGCTCCTAGCAAAGTATATACATTCAATGTAGTATTTGTACTATTATGTAATGTAACATTAATTTTATCTGTAAAGATTGCAGTCTTATTTCCCTTTACTTTAACGGTACCTGCTGATTTATTTACATCTATTAATTTATATCTTTGACCTACATTTCCACTGATTATGAGAGTACCATTACCCTCTTTAAGCATCCATGCAACAGCAGTACCTCCAAATGTTGCTGGAGTATCGGCGATGGTTGTTGAATTAGCTACACCACCACTAGCAGGAAACATTTTTACATTTTGAAACGTAACAAGAGGAACATACATATTGTCTAATATCTCCAAAGTACCAGCTTGATTACCACCGGTAGTACGGATAGGAAAAGTCAACCCATCTACGGCCCGATTTCTAGCTTCTGTAGTTAAAAAAAGCGGCATTGTTATTACCTACAAGTATTATTCACTTAATCTTGGTTAATTGTAGTCAGTACTAAGAAAAACTTGTTACTAGATTCAAAAGATGCTTTAAACAGGAAGATCTGTTCTTTACCATCAAAAATATCATGCTTAAATTTAACCAACACAAAGTCTGGTAATTTAATTTTAATATCTTTCATAAAAGAGAGTACTATACAATCCTCATCTTCAGTAATATCTAAATATGGAACAGTAATATCTACTAAATTAACTATATTCTTACCATTTTCAGAATCTAAGGCAACACAAAAACTAAGCCTAATAGATTTATTATTTGACAAAATTGGATTACTTTCTTGAGTAAAAGGAGTAGAAGGGCTTGAGTCAGATCTAGGAACTAGGGTAGCTTGTGCTTGAACTTGAATTCCATGTTTTATTATTGATAATGCTTCTTCGTAAGCCAATTTAACTCTATTGAGTCTATCATCATCTATTTCTGCTAATTTATATTTATTAATTAGATATTCTCTAGTTTGCTTATCTAGCTTATTCCAAGCAGAATGTTCTTCTTGTGAAATAGCAATCCCATATGCGTTTTTTTCCATACCAACACCAATGAATAGAAAAAAAATAGAGAGAGGCAACTCAATCAAACTTAATAATATTAATATACTACTTTATCCTGAAAACCAATTAAATCCATTTCTAACATAAGGCATTAACCCAGATACTAGTCTATCATAATAATTATTATGCGGACCCAAGTAAGGATCTTGTTGACGAAGGCTGCGCAACTGTATGAGTAAAAGAAGTAAAGGAGTCACAGTACTAAGCACTTTTGCCCAACTGTCTGCCTCGATTTTTTTAGATTCTAATTGGGTAGACGTTTCATCACGCTTAATTCTGGCGTCAACAAGTTTGTCCCAAAGCGGACCCCATTTCTCAAGCACCCTCTCGCGAAAAGCGGCGTCAGCTCGTTGTTGCTCTATACCGAAGTTCATATACCGATTTAGTGGGTCGTCAGTTGGCAGAGTATTAGGTCCAGTGCTGTTCCCGCCGGGAGGATCATCTGCCCTCTTTAAAAGTGGGAGATTAGGTTCTAAATTAGATTTAATTAAATGATTAACTATATCTACCAAAGAATACTCGTTGCTCATGATTATTATAAACCTCGCTAATTATTTACCGATACCAGTAGTTGACGATGAAGGAACTTTGCCTTTATTAAAATACAGTTTGCCAGTATTAGGATCAACTATAATTTTACCAGGCGAAGCAAATTCAGCCAAGACGGCATTTTTTAAATTTGGACCACCAGGAAAGGATGGATGATCAAATGCAAATTGAATAAAATTTTCCATATCTTTATAAGTGGAAATTTCATTCTTATAATCCTTTAGTATGTTAGAAATATACTGGTCAACAAGGTATTCATGATACAAGCCACGTTCCCTTAACTGCTTTTGAACTACAGATGACAAATGATTTATTATAGTAGATGTATTAGCATCTACTAACGTGTTTGCTAGCTTATCTTGGAACTCATTTAGTCTCTTAACACTCGACTCTGAAATCGGAATTTCTTGTCTCTGGACAACTATTCCTTTCTCAGTTGGTACAGGTACAAGGCTAAGAGCATAGAGCTTGGGCAGTTTACGCCCGTCTTTTGTTTCAGTAGTTAAAGGTTGTAGGCTAGGTGGTCCTGTACTTACCTTTTCTTCACCAAAGCCAGCAGTAGGTTCAGTATATTGAACTTTCATGTAAAGTGGATTATTTGGCTTTCCACCGATAGGTACGGCATAAAATTTATTTTTCTCTAATAAGCCAGCTCTTGCTAGTAGGGATAATTGAGCTAAGCTAGATGTAGTAGGGCTACTTAACGAATCATGTATTATATCTCTAGATTTATTGCGCACTAAAGTTCTAGCCCGTTGCTGACTTCCCGTATCTTGTTCTGTAAAAAGTGGCAGTTCCCTATAAGCTTGAGGTCTAATGTAAATTTCAGTAGGAGCCTTGTTCTCATCTTCAGACGTAGAAATTCTAATAGGCGAAAAAGCAGGTAATCCAACGGGATTATATGAATCTACTTTTACAACTTCTTCTCCTTTAGGTGCAGAGTGGGATATGGCCCAGGGTCTAAGCCACGATGGATAGTTATACGAAATATCATTTGTAGAGGGTATCGCGGGGAAATCTCTAAGTTCATATTCTGGGTCAATTGGTTGATTCTTTGACTTCAACGTGAAAGCGTCGAAAAATTTATTCGATTCCTGAAAAAGTCTTAAGGCATTTTCAAATTCCTCCTTGTTACCATTTTTTGGAAGAGGTATCTCCGGAAAATCATATCCAAGCACATCTCGTGCAAATACATTACTATGTAATAGAGCATTAATCTTAGTAGCGTAATCATGTGGATAAATAGGACTTCCTGCTAAAAGATGGCTATTGCGTAAATTAATCAAATCTTTATAGAAGTCTGCCATCTTCTCGGCTAAAATGTATCTAACTTCGGGCGATTGTTGCAATAAATTACGGGCGTTGGAAGCTGCTGGATGATTATCTAGGCGTAAGTCTGACTCAGAAAATATACGAAGAGGATTACCTTCAACATCATCTTCCCGAATATAGTTATGCCCAAAAGGCCTATTTAGTAAACTATGATAACTATGTAATAAATGCCCGTAATAGTTCTCCGCTTTATCAAATGCCGCTCTTGCTTTTGTTATATCTTCACTAGTTGCATTTGATTCAAGAGCCTTAATATAATTATCTTTTGCGCTTTTGTAATCTGCTTCCGCCTGACTCAATGAATTAATAAATGCGTCTTTACTACTAAGACCGTATACAGGATTAATGGCGGGTGTATGTCCTAGGTTATTTATTTGATAACGAGTATATCTATCAGAGAAAGAGTGAGATAAAGGCTTTTTTGCATCTTCGATGATAGATCTACCAGCGGTATTTATAGGTGCTAGAGAGTTAGCTACTACATAGTCATGATATGGAGGTAACCAGGTATTGTAATGAGAAAGCAGTTGTCTTATAGTAACTGGCCTTTTAAAAGCTTCATTTGGATTTGAGGGGATTTTATCCTCTGCTAATTGATCATCAATAGGCTTATTAGGGTCATAACCTAAATAATTATGTCTTAATTTAGGCCATTCTTCATATGAAAAAGAAGCGAGTGGCTCACTAGTAGTAGGAGTAGTAGTTTTTTGTTGTTCGTTCGATTCTCCTGAGGATGCTAATTTTACTACAGGTGAGGTACCAAAGTTTCTAGCATTACCTACATTATCTAGAGACTGGGCCTGTTTCAATAAAAAAGGAGCAGTAGCCTGGAAAGGAGGTGTAATATTGACTTTTACAGTATCGTTTATGATTTTATTAATTTGTTTAAATAAATTCGAGACATACATGCTAATTCAATCCATTAATATTATGAGACCCTTCTCAAGCTTGGTTCTATTTTAGGAACATGTTGAATGTTACCTAAAATTGATTTTGCCAGTTGATTAGCTTCTGAATTATTACTTCTATTACCATCATTCCTACTTTCCCTAAGCAATTCTATAAGTAGACGTAGTAGTAGCATAGTAGGATCATATGATCTTGATTGATCTCCTTGTAATTGTACTAAAACATTAGTACTGCCATTAGTACCATTAGAAGGTTTGCTGGTCATTATATTATATAAATAAGGATGAATGAGTTCAAGATTGCCGTCTGGTATCTTAGCCCCTAGCAAATTAGGAGATCCAATTACGACATTCTCACTACCATCAGGACCCTTAAATACAAGGGCCCTAGACCCGTTCTTGAGATTTAGTAATACAGGATGTTCATCAACAGCTAATTTATGATCACCAAGATTTACGCCTAATTCTTTTAACAATTGTTCGGCATCATGTGTAGTAAGTACAGCGAATGTTTCTTGTCCAGGACCAGTATAAAATCTAGCCCCTTCCCATAGGGAAGCCCTTCTTGCTTCAGCCACATCTTCAGCAGGCTCAGGAGCAGGAGCTGGAGCTGCTGGTGCTGCCGCCACTGCAGGCGTTGCTGGTGCTGCTGGTGCTGCTCCTCCAGCTGCTGGAGTTGACCCTATGGGCCCAGCTGGTGATCCTACTACTGCTGGAGATGCTCCTTCTGCTATTGTTGGGGTTGAGCTTCTTTCTCTAGAAGGGGTCTCTGGTAACTCTGATACTAGTTTTTCTGTTGCACTAGATCTCGGTTCGCTGTATCTAGATTTTGAACTCGATGCAGCAGGAGTCTCTAAACTCTTGTCATATAAAGTCCCCATGCTAGTTAAGAATTGACTAGATGTAGGAGGAGAAGTTTTATATTCCAGAAAATCTGCTTGTTTAGTATAAACAGACTTGTACAATTTTTTATTTATAATAGCATCTAAAATATCCATTGGACGTTCATTATTCATACAAATACCCAGTTATTTATCACTTATTGCCAGTAGAACCCGAATCCCCGATTCTTAATTTACCCTCTATATATTTAACTCTGTCTTTAAGGGCTCTAGTATCCCAATCTAACTTATCAAGTCTATCCTCTACATCCCTTCTCCAAGGTAAAAGGGTACCATTGAAAATAGGACTGCGAGAATCGCAATTCTCACAGTGTTTTGCATGTTGATAAACTAAATAAGAAAGTAACCCAACAGTCACTAAACCAAGAACTAGCAAGACTTTACCTAAAGAACCTTCGATCTGCATTTTACTGCTCCTGTAGCCAAACAATCTATTGAATTATAGAACATCATGAACTAAATAAAAATAGCTATTTAAGTTGTAGCTAAAAAAAAGAGGCTAGCCTGAAATGATCAAGCTAGCCTCCGCATCTTACTCTTTAGAGTAAAATGCTACTTTTTTTTATTCTTTGGGAAGTTCTTTCGAACATAGGCAATAGAAACTGGTAGTACAGTCAGGGGTCATAGCTTTTTGCATTGCAGCCCTGACAGCTTCACCAGGAAATTCTATTTTTGTGTTGGTCATTTCGTCATAGTCAATAGCCCCGCCATTAGAGCTATAAAATTTAAATAATGGCCTGAATATTTTGGACAATCTAAATTTCTGATCTTTCCGTAACCGTTCTACCGCCACCAAAGATACGTTACCTACGTGCTTATCATTCTTATATCTATCGTCCACGACTAAAGCGATAGTTACGTAAAATACAGCGTGAACGCCGTTAGGCTGAGAGCCTGAATAGGCACACCGTAACTTTTCACCGTGTGTACCACAGACAACTACAGCCCTTCCTGTACCATCTTTATCTAGACCGCCAAATTCCTTAAGTTCTACGGTCGTAGTATATCTATTTAACAATAAAGATTCATGCTTGTAAAGGAAGTCAGTCAGTGCATCTAAATGAGACAGATTGTTAGGATTATACCGGATTCTAGCAGCTGAAACTACTTTACAGAAGCCAGTACCTCCACAGTATTTACATTTAGATTTTGCACTGGGACCATTTACAGCACAGAAGTTACAGTTCTCGTCAAATGCTAGCTTAGCGAATCTCTTATCTTTTACGGGAACTGTAGTAAATCTGATGGTTAAACCTACCTCAGATAGCATAGAGAAATTTAGTTTACTATTGATGTCATCAAGCGGTGCAATTTGAATATTCATTTGCATCTGAAAGTTAACCTCACAAATAATAAACCGTAAAAATGATACTCACGAAACGCACGTGAGAGACCTTACAAATAGATTATTCCTTATGTAGTAATACGGCAATATCTATTCTTTGGTTTTAGTTTTGAACAATAGAATTTCCCTGTAAAGATCCCCCTTAGTAATATTCTTTTTATGAGATGTAGAAGTCTCTAACTGAGATATTCTAGCCTGAATCATAGTCTTTATATCTTGATAAATAATAGAAATCAAGGCATAAAAGATTTGCTGTAGTATTTTATCATTACAACCAATAGAAGAAAAATAGGTGTCGGGATATTTGTAATAAGCATACAAACTATTTAGTGAACCCTTATCCTTTGATTCTCCATACATAGTAAGGGCAATAGAGGATAGCTTATTCCTGCTTTTATTAGAAGAATTACGCACTGAAGTAGTAATCTGATAAGAATAAGAAGGTATTAAATCGAAATGAACGGCGGCATCAATAGATTGAATTGATGAGGATTTGATAGCTACTGTAACAGATGTAAGAACTTTATTAATTAGTACTAAATAAGGTTCTGGTGTATAATCCGAGGTAAAAGGTAAATATTTACTAAATAATGAAAGTAAGTTAGTTATTGTATCAGATATTTTTTGACTGACATCAGCAGCATTTGTTAAAGATGTTAAAACTTGATTGAGTCTACTTTCTTCTAACCCCAGCTTATCGTTCTTTTTAAGTCGAGCCTTTGTTGTGAAATGGTTAATGTAGACTACAGGAATAACAATATCTGATAGAACATTATCTATACCTTTTACAAAAACTCTAGTTAAATACTTAGCATTATTTATCTTATTACTATCAGCCATTATATTCAATAAACTCAACAAGTAATATAATTTGTCAGGAGTATGAACAAAAATCGTATCTTTTAGCGTCGAGTCAGAATTAAATAAAGAAAGGTACCTTTGTAATCCATGATAGTCATTTACTATTGATTCATTTACTACCGAATTATCTGTTTTAGAAATAGTTAGCCAAGAAGTATAGCAGCGACCCATGTATTTAACTAGTCGGCTAACTTTTATATCAGAAAGCGCGTCCAAATAATCATTATCAATTAAGAGACTTGATTTACTCATAAAAGTTGCACCAAGTGCCGAGAATTCTGGTTAGATATAGTGGTACGTGTTGATATACTACAGGATCCGACGACTCATCTAGAGTGAACAAGCCTTCCTTTTCATATTCTTTTTTGAACAAAGACAAGCAAGAGTTGGCAAATCTGGTCCATTTCCTTTCTGATGTAGAGAACTCGTTTGTACCCAGAGCTACTTGATGCATATTAGTAGATAAAATTTTGGTAGACATGTCATCTAATACGAATATACTTGTTTTATTTTCTTTTCTGTCTACGCAAATATACAAAAATGGAACATGGGCAAATGAATATTCATAGATTGTAACACTGTTATAAGTAAATACATCATTTAGATAGTGTTTAGAAACAATGGAAGTACCAAAACGTCTTACAATAATACGCACTATATCCAATACATGTTTAATACTTGTATAACATGTAGTATTAGATGCTATATAATATGTCAAATAAAAAAGCACTGTATCATAAATATTCCTAGCATAAGCTAGATCACGTTTCATTAAATTAGTATGATTTGACTTAAGGTTATCAGGAAACC